CGACTACGGAGCTTCATCCGCAACAGGCGACTACGGAGCTTCATCCGCAACAGGCGACTACGGAGCTTCATCCGCAACAGGCAACTACGGAGCTTCATCCGCAACAGGCGACTACGGAGCTTCATCCGCAACAGGCAACTACGGAGCTTCATCCGCAACAGGCGACTACGGAGCTTCATCCGCAACAGGCTACAAGGGAGCTTCATCCGCAACAGGCGACTACGGAGCTTCATCCGCAACAGGCAACTGCGGAGCTTCATCCGCAACAGGCTACAAGGGAGCTTCATCCGCAGACGATAAAGACAGTATTGCTGTGGCATGGGGTTATCACGGTAAAGCAAAAGGAGTTATCGGTTCTTATCTTGTATTGGCTGATTGGGAGGGTGACGAGAGTAACTACTGGACGCAGGATTTGTGGACGCTTAAAGGAGCAAAGATGATAAGAGTTGATGGAGATAATATCAAAGAAGATACATTTTACACAATGCGTAATGGCGAGATTGTTGAATGTAAGGAGGAGTAATGTCAATTCTAGGCAGTATCTTGTGTGCAATTTGCATATATGTTTCACCGAAAACACTCAACTACATAGAGAAGCCGATATATGGTCCTATTGAGGAAACATCGGACGAATGGCAGACGTTCACGCTTACAGCATATTGCGGTTGCGAGAAGTGTTGTGGAAAGAATGACCGAATAACTGCAACAGGAACTTATGCCGTTGAGGGTGTTACCATAGCGGTAGACCCTACGATTATTCCTTATGGCTCTATGGTGGATATTGAGGGAATCGGAACATTTGTTGCTGAGGACTGCGGCGGTGCAATCAAGGGTAACAGGATTGACATATATTTTGAGAATCACGCTGACGCATTGACTTTCGGTGTGTGGGAAGAATGGAGAGTGAGAGTAAGGGAATGAAGCAGCCTAAGCGACTGACAAGAGAACAGAAAATCATAGTATCTTCACATGGGCTTAATGCTAATGACTGGATGCTTGATAAGGAGACAGATTTTTATTTTTATCTTGTCGGCAAAGACGGAGACAAAAAGAAAATCATAGACAAATTTGCAAGAGGAGGAAAGCGAAAATGATTATCACAGACTTGAACGCAATGTATGTTGATGAATTGCAGATATTATGTGCAGCCGGAAACATGGAGGTTGTGATTGAGGACGGCAAGATTACAGGAGCCGTTCAGAAGGAGGACTAAGAGGAATGAATATTAAGCTTTTGAACATGAGGGTTGAGAACTTCATGTGTTACGCAAGTAAGGATTTTGATTTTTACGCCATTACTAAGCTCATGGCGAAGAACGGTGTCGGCAAGTCAACAATAGCCACGGCATATCTGTGGTGCTTGTTTAACTGTGATTATGAGTTGAAAGATAACCCAGTTGTCAGGCGTGAGGTTGACGGAGTATCGGTTGATGATATGGACGTGTCAGTCGAGCTTGTACTGGATGCAGACGGAAAAGAAGTCACTATGAAGAAAGTGCAGAAACGTACTTACAGCAAGGATGGCAGCGGTTACAAGGATGATAACAAGTATTTTGTCAATGATGTGCCTAAGACATTAAAGGACTTCAACACATATCTTGACATTGATATGAGCGTGTTTAAGATGTGCAGTAACATCAACGCATTTCTTAATCAGAAGCCGGCTGAAATGAGAGAATACTTATTTAGTCTTGTTGAGAATGTGACAGACCTTGATATAGCACGTTCTAAGGCTGAATTAGCCGAGTTAGTGCCGCTGCTGGAGAAATACACAGCAGAAGAATTATCTGCTATGAATAAGGCTACCAAGACCAAGATTACAAAGGATTTGCCTATTCTTGACGGACAGATTAAGGAAAAGGAAAGAGATATTCAGCTTAAACAGGCTATTGAAATATCTGACCTTGAATTACACAGAAATAGCCTTAAGGAGCAGATAAGTAATTGCATAGCTAATCAGACGGACACTGGCAAGATGTTGGCTGAATATGATAAGGCTAGTGCCGATATCCTTGATTTGAAGTTCAAGCAGAGTGATATGGTTCGCAAGGCTAACGAGGACAATATTAAGGCTAGGCGAGAGATTGAGGACAAGATTTCTGACAAGAGATTTCTTATTGAACAGACAGAAAAGACTATCGGCGAGACAGAGCGTTGCATTGAGCTGTCAAAGAAAACCATTGAGAGCATAACCGACTATCTCAATGCAGAGCGTAAGAAGTGGACTGAGGAGAATAACCGCCAGTTTGACGAAAACATTCTTATCTGCCCTTATTGTGGCAGTGAATACGGTGAGGACAAGAAAGAACAGTTGAGAGCCGACTTCAAGAAGCACAAGGCAGACACGTTAAAAACTATTACGGATAACGGAAACCTTTATGCTGACAGACTTAGCAAAGAGAAGAAAACACTTGCAGACCTCGAAGCAGAGTTGCCGGAGCATGAGGAAAGTCTTGGAATGCTGAATACAGCTATTGAAATTCTTGCAGAGCAGTTGACGGAATTACCACAGGAGATTGATATTGCCGATTCAGAAGAATACAAGGCACTTGCTAATGAGATAGCCGAAAAGGAACAGGCTATGCACAAGGCTAATGACATATCGGCGGTCAAGACTGAATTAAAGGCACAGGAAAGTGAGCTTAGGCAGCAGTTGTCAGAATGTGAGCGAAAGATAGCTGAAAGTAACACAGAGAGAGACGAACAGCGACTTGAAGAATTAAGGGTAGAACAGCGTACACAGGAACAGAATAAAGCCAATGCTGAGAAAATCCTTGATTTGCTTGATGAACTGGACAAGGCAAAGAATGAAGCCTTGACAGAAGCAGTAAACAGCCATTTTGAGTTAGTTAAGTGGCAGTTGTTTGAATATGCCAAGAACGGCAATTACAAGAGTTGTTGCATACCTACTGTAGACGGAAAGGGCATTTTAACAACTATGAGCAACAAGGGCAACAGGATTTTAGGCAGGGTTGACATTTGCAATTCTATCCAGAAGATTAGTGGCATTACTTGCCCAGTATGGCTTGATGATGCGGAGAGCCTTGACGAGAGCAATCAGAGCAAGGTTGCACAGATGGTTGACGGACAGACAATTATGCTCATTGTGGATAGTAAATATAAGAATTTAGAGATTATGGAGGGATAGGAAGAATGAGTAAGGCGTTAGATATGGCAAGAGAGCTTGTTAAGCAGTTAGAAGAAGCTGAAAAGCTAACAAGGGTACAGTTGTCGAAGTTTAAACCGGGCGAGGTATTCAAGATAGGAGAGCATGATTTCATTGTGCTTGAACAGAAGAATGGGGCTACAAAGGTAATATCTAAGAACTTCATGGCAAAGGGTATTGTCTTTGATGAAGATACACGAGATTACAGCAAGTCAAACCTCAAGGAAGTTATTGAGAGCGATATACAGCCTATTATTGAAGCTGAATTGGGAGCAGATAATCTTGTCGAGCATATTGTTGATTTAACTTCAGTTGATATGCAGCATGAGTTTGAGCCTTGCACTTGCAAGGTAAGACCTATCACGTTTGATGAAGCAAGGCAGTACAATGTTTTACTTGTTAATAAGGATTTAGGCGATTGGTGGTGGACATGCACACCTTGGTCTACGGAAGAAAGAGGTTATCTGTACGCAATAGCCGCTGTTCATCCATCTGGCGATTTCAGCTACTACAGCTATGACTCCTTCAACGGCATTCGCCCAGTTTGTATCTTGAAATCTAATATCTTTGTATCGAGAGGAGAATGACAATTATGGCTACATTGACAATGAAGATGTTACAGGAGCAGATAACCGAATTAAGCAATAAGGTAGCTGCGCTTGAAGGTAATGTTAAGGTTAAGGCAAGAAAGCGTTTTACTGGGTCAAAGGTCGGAGAGACCTTTGAGCTTGCAGGGCTTAACTGGAAGATACTTGATATTACAGATGAGGGTTATATGTGCCTTGCGGACAGGCTTGCAGACAAGATGGTATTTGATGAAAATTCTAATGACTGGCTTCGGAGCCAGTTAAGAGAATATCTCAATACAGAATTTGTCGAGAAGATTACCGATGAGATAGGAGAAGAGAATATTGCCTCATTTAAGCGAGATTTGCTTTCACTTGATGGGCAGACTGAGTATGGCGAATGCGAGGACAAGGTATCACTTCTCACGGTTGACGAATACCGCAAGTACAGAAGCCTTATCCCTAACACAGAAGATTACTGGTGGCGTTTGATTACGCCCTGGGGCACAGCTTGTGATAATAACTGGAGTAGTACTGTTACTGTCACTGTTACTTCGTCTGGCAATATCATTATGCGCTATTGTGATGACTACTACAGTGTTCGCCCAGTTTGTGTCTTTTCCTCTTCAATCTTTAAATCAGAGGAATAATAGAACATTTAAAATAAATCAATTAGAAAGGTAGAAAAAATTATGGCAGAGAATACAGCAGTTGCAGAGAAGAAAGCATTTACCACCTCATTAAGTGAGTGGAGTAATGCTATGACAGGTCTTATTATTGACGATTATAAGGCTTGTGGAATGGATATGGATGATTACGCTAAAGAGTGTGCTATGGAAGCAATGACAAGCATTTTTAACCTTGTTAAGAGCAATCCTAAGGTTAATATGGGTAGCCTTGATACAAGCAATTTGAGAGGCATTGTTAAGCGTTGCGCAAGCCTTAAACTTAATGCAAGCGCATATCCGAGAGAATGCTATTTTCAGTTGAGAAATGTGAACATCGGAAAAGATGCCGACGGAAAAGAAATTTGGCAGCAGCAGGTCGAAATGGGAATTGAAGGCAGTGGTTATGATTCCCTACTTACTAATTACGGAAAAGATGTCAAACAGGTTTATCCATATTGGATAGTAAAAGAGGGAGATAAATACATACCACCTAAGCACAAAGGGCTTACCGTGACGGAACCTGAGTGGGAGGAGAACAGCGTTTCCGATAAGGCGGTAAGGGTTGTGTACCCTGTTAAGCTGATGGACGGAACGGTAACTTATCTCTCTGCGGACAGAGACAGTGTTAAGGTCAATCTTTTGGCTCACGTTAAACAGAATATGATGAATGAAACATTTGGGGTAATTACCGGAACTAAAAAGCAGTATAACAAGGAAGTTGCAAGAACACGTTACGATGCTACACCGGAAGAGAAAGCAAAAATAAAGGAAAAGAAGGAGGAAGTCCTCAATGCTTTAAGAGCGTGCAAGACAGTTGATGAAATGCTTGAATGTGAGATTGCAAGACCTTTTATAAGTGATGCTTGGCTTGATACTCCGGAGAGCATGATACAGAGAAAAATGTGCAACAATGCAACGAGGAAATACCCTAAGAATTATGACCCTATGGCAAGGCAGGCACAGATAGAAATGGACGAGGTATATCAGGTTGCACAGGCGGAAAATGCCGAAAATGCTAATACTGTTGAGTTTATAGAAGATAAGGCAGATGTAGTTGACACCACAGTCGCAGAAGCAACCGAAGAACAGGCAGACAGCACATTGCCACCATTCATGCAGGCAGAATAGGAGATTGAGTATGAGAGCAATTTCACAGGATGGAACAATAGATGTTCCTTATGAATATTTTTCATTATCTATGTCTAGTGGGAAATATAAAGATTTAGAAGTGGCATATATCTATTGCCACAATTCATCATCACCGATTGGCACAAAGTTAGCTGAATATTCTTCCGAAGCAAAGGCAATTAAGGCTATGGAAATGCTTAGAGAAACATATATCGGTATGCCTATCGTAATGCAGAATGTCGCTATTTCAGAAGATTTAGCAACGGAATTTGAAAGATTAAAGAAATGCGGTGTGATGATAAGAGCGGACAATCAGCCGTCAAAAGTAGATTTTATTAACAATGCTGTCTTTCAGTTTCCACAGGATGATGAAATCGAGGTGTGAGTATGGCGAAACACACAATGCAGGAGTTATACCAATGGCAGGCATTACCGCTGAATATCAAAGTAAGAATGACAGCCGAGAGAATAAGAAGCTGGGTTAATGAATTTGGCGAAGACGGAGTGTATCTATCATTTAGCGGTGGCAAGGATAGTACAGTTTTAGGGCATATAATCAGAGAAGTTTGCGGATATAAAAATATTCCGTTTGTGTTCGTAGATGTTCCGACACAATATCCAGAGTTAAAGGAGTTTGCACAGACTTTTGATAACCTTGTGATTTTGAGACCTAAGATTTCATTTGCAGAAGTTTGTGAAAAGTATGGTTTTCCAATGATTAGCAAGGAAGTGTCAAATTGTGTAAGCGGTGCGAGAAAATATGTTAAATACCTTGACGGCCAAAAATCTAATAACACAATCTTGACAGGCAGACAGACAGACAGTTCCGTATGCTTGCTATATGGCAGATCTGCTAGGAATAGACAGGAGAATAAACAAGCAGAACGAACAGCACAAGAGTTTGCAGATGGGAGTTGTCCCTAGTGGTTCAGAATATAGGTTACGCAGGCTGAATGGAGAACTGACAGATAGTAAAGGCAATTATAGTCAGTTTAATCAAGAAAAATACAAATTCTTTCTTGATGCACCATTTGAAATAAGCGACTTATGCTGCGACATTATGAAGAAAAAGCCTGCGCACGATTACGAAAAGAAAACAGGCAGAAAGCCAATTATAGCGACTATGGCAAGTGAAAGTTCATTGAGAGCCAAAAAATGGATGCAAGAGGGATGTAACGCATTTGATGTGAAACATCCTCATAGTAAGCCGATGACTTTTTGGACAGAACAAGATGTGCTTTTATATATCAAGGAGAATAATCTTCCTATATGTTCTGTTTATGGCGAAGTGGTTACAGATTATGAAGCTATGGGACAATGTGAAAATCAGATGTCGTTTGCAGATTATGGGGTTTTTGACAAGGAAAGGCCATTGCTGAAAACGACTGGATGCCAAAGAACTGGCTGTGTCCTATGTGGATTTGGATGTCATTTAGAGAAAGAGAGCAGATTTTTAAGGCTGAAAGAAACACACCCTAAATTTCATAATCTGCTTTATGTCTTGAAGAACAACGGTGTTACATATGCAGAAGCTATTGATTGGGTAAATGAACACGGAAATATGAATATTAAGTATTAAAGGAGTACTTAAATGAAACTTAAATGTATTGCAACAGGAAGTACAGGGAACTGCTACACCTTAACTTCCGACAGTGGAGAAACGCTTATCCTTGATTGTGGAATACCGATTAAGGAGATTAAGAAAGGCTTAAATTGGAATGTCAAAGATGTTGTGGGTGTGTTATGCACCCATAAACACCTTGACCACAGCAAGTCATTAGACAATTTAAAAAAAATGTCAATGCCAGTATTTGCACCATACCAAAGAAGCTATAACAAGAAGAATTATGGCGGATTCACAATTTATCCGTTTCCACTACAGACATTGGACGGGAATTGGACACATACAGACGCAAATGGCGAACCTTGCCCGATATATGGCTTTCTGATTACTCACAAGGAAATGGGAAGAATGCTTTACATAACCGATTGTGAACTAATCAAGTGGAAGTTTAATGACATAAACCACGTTCTCTTAGGCGTGAACTATGACAAGGATTTAGTTGATACCGACAATCCGAAAGCTAATCACGTTTTCAGAGGTCACTTATCCATTGATACCGCTTGCGATTTTGTCAAGGCTAACGATTCAGACAGCCTGCAGAACGTCATAATGTGCCATTTATCAAGCGAAAATGCTGATAAGGACAGTTTTATTGCCAAGATGAAAAATGCCGTAAATGGGGCGAATGTAGATGTTGCAGAACAGGGTAAGAGTTGGATTTTAAGGAAAGGAGATGAACCACCATTTTAAATGAAGAATATTGCGTATCATTAGCAAGGCACGCAATCGGCTTAGATTACCGAAAGCCGTATAAAAGGCATGGGAGATTCTTCTACAAGCCATACAGAAACTACTATGACGCAAGTGCTGATGATTGCAAGATATGGAATGAAATGTGCGAAAGCGGTTATGCATGCAGAGGTAAGAAAGATAGATATGGCGGAGCTATGTACTGGCTGACGAGAAAAGGCCTTGACTGGCTTGGCGAAAAGTTGGGTGTCAAGATTTATGACGAAGATAATTAAAGGAAAGGAGATGAATGTCCGTTTTGATTAGTTGGGATATAGTCACAAAGTTGATGAATTGTTTTCCTAATAGCGTTATAAACCACAACGCAGAGTTTATAGCACATATTAGAAGCAATACATATTTCGGATTAAAAGATTGCGAAAATGAAACAGATGTAAAGTGTAAAGTTTTGGAATGGTTATCAAGGTCTGCATATAAGACAGAGCCTTACAGCACTAAGCGGAGTAATGATGAATTTCACAGATTTATACTTGGCGGTGTAAATCAGTTTTTGGAAACCGATTTTACTGAGAAAGATATGGAGCAGATTTATACATATCTTGGAAATAGGTGCAATCATGCTAAAACATTGGAATTTATTGAAAGTGGGTATGATATGTCGGTTTTGAAAGATTAAAAATCCTAGTGAGTGTCCGTTTTAGAAAGGAGAATTGATATGCCGAACTGGTGCGAGGGAATGTTAAAAATCAGAGGAAAGCAGGAAGATGTATTTAATCTTCTGGCTGACAATCTTCAAGTTTGGAAAGTAGTAATCATTAGAGAACCAGAACTTGATGTGAGAGAAGAACTTGACAAAGAAGCCATTGAGATAGACAGAGAAGATGGAACTATATATGTTAAAAAGACTGCATATATAAAAGGTACCCACAGAAACTTTGTTGAGCCAAACGACATAAATGTCTGGAAAAGAAAAGATGGAAATGCCTGTATTGCTGTGAAGTTTAAAGCAGCTTGGGGCGTAGAAAGTGAACCATACATTGAATTATCCAAAGCATACAATGTGGATATAAAAATAGAAGCATTTGAAAGAGGTATGGAATTTAGCAGATATATCCTTATCGAAAACGGCAACTTAAAAGAGGATAAAGAAACTGAATATGATGATTATGTATGGGAATGTGTAATGCCTAACCTTGGAGGATGATTAGATGATTAAAGGCAGAAAAGTCTACGACCCATTAACTGATACTTGGAGCACAGGTTATTGGGTTGCGGATGATAAAGGAAATTATTACCCTGTGTGGTAGAAAGGGGCAGAAATGGATAGATTAACGAGAAGAAGTTCTAATGGAGTTGCCGTGTATGCAGCGCCAAGTGCCGATGCAGTCAAGTGGAAGAACACTAGGTACGAAGTATTACAGAAGTTAGCTGATTACGAGGATTTAGAGGAACGGCTTAACAAGGTATATGGGGATTGCGATGGCTTGTTACTGAGAGTGGTATCAATGCTTGAGAAGCACCCAAACATTGATATGGCAAATAACACATTAAAGTCACGGCTTCTTACTGATGAAGATGTCGACAAATGGGAGGAATACAAGCAGTCAGAGGAACAGGGCAGACTTGTTAAATTGCCACTTGCTGATGATAAAGCAGAACGCAGAGAATGTGTTCACACTAAAGCAACTTGCCATCATAAAGAATGCAAGTGCTCTGAATGTCCGTTGACAGAGTTGTTTTGTGATGAATTTTACAAGGCTATTGATAGGTGCTATGAAGAAGCTTATGCGAGTGGATGTCTTGCTGGTATTGAATTAGGAGAATCCGAAGCAGAAGCAAAACTGAAAGAATTGAGAGGTGGAGAAAAATGATTGTAAAAGAATATATGCTATCAAGGGAAGAATTGAAACATGATTTCCCTATCGGCTCAAAGCATATCATTGACGGAAAAGAGGTAGTGGTTACAGAAATTCACGACCCTATGACAGCTAATTGTATGGCTTCATATCCAATGGTATTTTTTGAAGAAGTGGCAAGCACACAGAACTATGAAACTAGCCACACTTGCAACTGTCAGCACAACAGCAATTCAAGAGATAATGAGCCTTGTTGCAGATGCGATAGCAGACAGACCAATGCCGACAGGATAAGGAATATGTCGGATGAAGAGTTGCTTGATTTTATATGTTCGATTGAAACTTATGAAGAAGGTAGCGTTAAGACTATTGAAAACGGAATTTCGATGCATAAAGTGTCAGAGGTTAGGGATTGGCTTCAATCAGAAGCAGAATAGGAGAGAATATGAAGTATATAAGCAATGCAAAATATGGAGAACCGGTTGAAACAGGAACTATCTACAGAGGTGAAAACAAAAGATTAAATATATGTGTTCACACACTATTCGGTTGTGGAGAAACACTATACATGAATTGCAAGACATTAGGTATCAAGGATAAAAGATTAAACAGTACATCTGTGATAGCTGCGATAAATGAAGCACAATCATTAGTGAAGCGTGAGCTTGATTTGCTTAGCAAGGAACTTAATTCAGTATTGAATAGTGAGATAGAGATATCAAGGTATTAGAAAGGAAAAATATGGAAGATAGATATTTATTTAAAGCAAAACATATACATGTATTGCCAGATAATAACCATTTAGATGGTTCTTGGGTAGTTGGATTTTTAAGTGGAGAACGCTATATCGCTAATGATAGCGGTGAGTATTTGATAGACCCATCCACAATCTGCCGATGCACAGGCTCGGAAGATAAGAACGGTGAGCTGATTTACGAAAATGATATTATGAAAAATAAACATAATTCATACAGAGTTGTTTGGGATAATGAAGAGGGGTCTTGGATGTTAGAACTTAATTCTGTCTCATTATATGGTCTTAGCGAGGTAAATAGCAAGAAATATGAAGTTATCGGCAATATCTTTGACAATCCAGAGTTATTAAGGAGGAATGAAGAATGAGCGTAAAACCAATATTGTTTAATACAGAGATAGTTCGGGCGATTCTGGACGGACGGAAGACCTGTACAAGGAGAATTTTAAAAGGAGCGATTCCATTTGATGAGAAAGCGGAATATTGGAATGTACTGAAAAAAGGAGAATGGAGCGGTCCTATATGTGTAGAATACTTTATGAAACAAGGCTCACCGTATAAGCCGGGCGATATCCTGTATGTCCGGGAAACATGGACGGAGGAATGTGGAAAATATTATTATCGTGCGGACTATGACAGCGATTATTTAGATCCATGTGAAACCTTATCAGGTGGTTATCCAGCAAGTTGCAGAAATCATCCGGGATGTGATGGATGTATGGCAACTTCAACGAGAATACACTGGCATCCATCAATTCATATGCCGAAAGAAGCTGCACGTATCTGGCTGAAGGTTACGGATGTGAGAGTGGAGCGGTTACAGGATGTCACTGAGGATGGAGCAAAAGCAGAAGGGGCGATAGACGACAGAGGATTTATTCACTCCCCGGAGAATGAATATGACAGCATACATACCGCGAGAGAGCATTTCACCGAAATTTGGAACAGCACCATAAAGAAATCTGACCTTGACCGCTATGGATGGGAAGCGAATCCTTACGTTTTCGTGATAGAATTTGTGAAAATTGATAAGCCGGAGGAAATACAAAATGCATGATACGTCGCATTCAGAATACAGATTTGAAAGGCTTAGTGATGTTTTGGCGTGAGAAAGAAAATAGGTGGTGCTCAGTTTGGAGTTGCGATAGAAAGGAATGCGAATTTGGCGAATTCTCAGCACTTGCAGTAGACAATGTGGGAGCAGAAGAAAGTGAGGAAAAAGTAGATGAATAAGGTTATTTTGATGGGCCGCCTGACCCGTGACCCGGAGATAAGAGTAAGTGTAGCGGCAAATATTACAACCGCAAAATTCACACTTGCGGCTGACAGGAAGTACAAGAAAGAGGGTGAACAGCAGACGGCGGATTTCATAAGTTGTACAGCGTTTGGCAAAACCGCAGAAAGCATTGAACGGTATCTTCATCAAGGAACCAAGATTGCGGTTGTCGGACGTATTCAGACTGGCAGTTACACTAATAAGGACGGCAATAAGGTGTACACCACAGATGTCGTTGTTGAGGAATACGAGTTTGCGGAGAGTAAGAACACTAACGGCAGCAGTTCAAGCCAGCCGGCTTCGAATATGCCTGCTCCAGCAATGGCAAGTGACGGCTTCATGAATTTGCCATTGGGTGTAGAAGATGAAGGTTTACCGTTCAACTAAGGAGGTGCGGCAGCATGGCGAAACAAAAGAAATGTAGCACATGTAAATACAGTTGCCGTATAAGCTTTGAGGGTGGCGACAGATTCTGCCAGTACATATTGATAACCGGGCACAGAAGACCGTGTCCGGGAGGTAATGAATGTACAGCGTATGAGAAAGGCAAGCGGCTAAAGGAATATAATTTTGGCGATTGAACTAGGAGGAGATAATTTGGGCATTCGGGAAGCAATTGAAATTCTTTGTGATGAACAAAAACTGCTAATAAATGCAATAGCAGTATACAGTAGCGATTACTTGGGATTGAGCAAAGCGAGGGAAAGAGAGCTTACAATGATAAACAAAAAAAGAATTGAAGCTATTAACATGGCAATTGAAGCACTGGGAGGTAGAGAAGATGAAGTCTAAGAATGGAAACATGAGTGCATTTATTTATGGCAAGCCAACAGGTGGCAGCAGATATGTGGGGAGCAAGAAGAAACGTAAGACTACAAGAATTAACAAGAGTAAGAAGGTGGTTTCATGAACGAACAAGAAGCGATGGAAACATTGGAAAGATTATTTTCGGATTCAACTAATGAGGATTATCCTTTTACGGAATGTTTTGCAGAGGCTTTAACTATTGCAATACAGGCGCTTGAAGAAGTACAACAGTACCGCGCAATCGGCACACCGGAAGAATTACAGGATATGAAAAGCAATTATTTTGGAGCATTAAGTGATTGGCGTCAATATCGCAAGATTGGGACTTTGGAAGAATGCCGGACGGCGAGAGAAAAGCAGATACCGAAGAAACCTAAACATACATATATTAAGCATGGCAAACACACATGGAAGAAAAATGAAAACGGAGAAATAGACGATTGCGCATGGGATTATGATTACCACAATGGTGTTGTTTGCGAAGTCTGTGGTGAGACAGTATGTGTGCATTGCAATCCTGACTACATGGAACTTGACGATTGCGAAGAAGAGCATTGGAGTTGTTCATCTTGTGGGAAAGAGGTATATCGTAACACTAAATATTGTGATTGTGGTCAAAAATTAGATTGGTCAGAAGAAAGTGAGGAAAACAATGAGTGAAGAATTAAAGCCGTGTCCGTTTTGTGGTGGAAAAGCAGAAATTATAATCTTTAATACTGAATATGGAACAGTAACTGTCGGCTGTACTAACGAAGAGTGCGATATTACTATGGGGAAAGCGTTTTTCACTGACGAAGAAGCTATTCGACACTGGAATAGGAGGACAAACAATGAGACTGATTGATGCAGATAAATTGCGAACTATATTAACTGATGAAGAATGTCCTTGTGCGTTGCAGACGGCATTAATTGGAATTATTAACGAACAGCCGACCGCCTACAATGTGGATAAGGTTGTAAAAGAAATTAACGAATGGACATTTAACGCAAACATAGATGTTGGCGGCGGAACAACAATGAACCACAATCTCATTGTTAGAGACGTAGCAATAGAGATAGTAAAGGCAGGTGGAAGAGATGAACGATAGATATTTATTCAAAGCAAAAAGTTGATAATGGAGAATGGGTACAAGGCAATCTTATATTGTCAAATGATGCCGAAGATGGTTATAGAGCAATTATCATTCCGACAAATAATAGTAATATGTTTACAAAAGGCGGTACTAAGGGAGATTTAGGATTTGAAAATTGGTATAAGGTAAATAAAGACACAATCTGCCGATGCACAGGCTCGGAAGATAAGAACGGTGAGCTGATTTACGAAAATGATATTGTAAAAGACTTATTTAGTGATGTTTACGCACAAATCAAATATGGCAGGTATCACAGTTGCTTTGATAGCACCAAAACTGAACATGTTGGATTTTATGTAGACTGGTCAGGCAAGTATACTAAAAGATGCAGAAAAGATTTAGGTTATTGGATAAATATGGTTAATGCAGAGGTTATCGGCAACACATTTGACAATCCACAATTATTAGAAAGTGAGGACTAAATGACACTTGACGAACAGATAGCATTTTGCGAAGAGAAAAGCAAGAACATCAAGCTCAAAGCGGAGCCACAGACTTTTGTTGATATTGCAAAGAGTTTAAAACGGCTTAGAGAATACGAGCAAAATGATGGAGTAGTTTTGCTTAAAGACATTTACAATAAGGCTGTCGATGATACAGTTGAAGCCGTGAAAGAAGCCTATGAGTTTGTCATTATTGAGGAAGAAATTGACAAAATAGGGGAGAAATTAAAGGTAGGTGATAATCCTTGAATAATCAGAACATAGCAAGAGCCAAGGCGATTGAGCAGGAGAATAAGAAAAGGCTGTTAAAGGTCAATCCTAAGCTTGACGAGAAGAGCGGCATCTATTTCTTGACAAGAGTTGACGAGAACTGCTTCAAATACGCTTACATCGGACAGGCAGTACATATCTTGACCAGACTGGCACAACATCTTGTTGGGTTTCAACATATAGACCTCAGCATGAAAAAACATGGTTTATATGATTTTAGTGAGAATCCTTATGGGTGGAAGATAGGATTTTTGCATTACCCACAGAATGAGCTTGACAAGTGGGAACAGCACTACATCAAGGCATACGCCGACAACGGCTATCAGCTCAGGAACAAGACGAGCGGTAGCCAAGGCGAGGGCAAAGCACAGATTGACGATTACCGCCCAGCTAAAGGCTACAGAGAGGGCATACAGCAAGGCAGAAAGGTGTTGGCAAGAGAATTATCCTCTATCGCAGAAAAGCACCTTATAATCCGCTTAAAGCCAGAAAAAGAGCACAACAAGGTGTCGCAGAAACAGTATGAGAAGTTTATGGATTTGTTGAAAGTGGGTGAAAGTGAATGAGTAATGGCAATAAAGAAAATGAGCAGTGCAAATGGTATGTTACTCATACACCCTATGGATTTCCGGTTTATGCTACAGAGTGCGGAAAAATGAGACTTAGTTGTGCGACAGGTATTGACGTTTACTGCAATGCCTGCGGCAAGAAAATCAAGATTATTGATGATACGAAAGTAGGGGAGGGGAGATGAATGAGCAATATTCCTACTGGTGCATACACATTTTCGGATTCTTATTTGAAAAACCTTAAGAAAGTTGAGTTGATAGAGCATTACAGAACACTGGAGAAAAATTGGTTTAATGAAATTAAATCAAGCAATATTCAAATGGATAATTCAAAGAAACTGCTTAAAGAAGAATATAACAAGGCTGTTGATGATTTGACTGCTAACATCACCGAACGCTTTTTCGGAATGGCTATGTCAAGCGGATTACCAACCGAGGGTGCAACTTGGGAAAATGCCATAAGACAAGTAAAGCAGATAGCAGAAAAGCTGAAAGGAGCGAAGCAGAATGAAGATTTTAAGTAAGAAGAAATACAATAAACTCATTGATGATTGTGAGAAACTACAGGAAAAAGTAGAAGAACTCAAAAGAATAAATGAAAGCCTTGGGAAAAAGTTGGAAGATAAAAAGACAAGTTGCAAGCTGAACAATGGTAAGGATTTCTGCTTTAAATGCCAAAACTCTTACAGATATAAGACATATTGGGGAATTACAGAAGTCGAAAAATGCGGTTGCTTGCTTGATTTGCCTTGCGAGGATTTTAAAAGAAAAGAAAGCGAGTGATTCAGAATGAGTAACAATGCGAATATAGTAATAGCACAGGCTTTAATGATGAGAATTAAAGATTGTGTAGAAAGAGCCTTTGATAAAAAAGATGTAACGATTGATATAGCTATGACTGAAATACGCTATACAGTTGACGCTTATGACGAGTATTTTCAAACAGGCAGAAAACCACAGTAACTAACTAAAAATCAAAGAAAGGAATAGGTTGTCGCGACATAAAACCGAGGTTTCCTTTTGGTAAAAGAAAATGTTAGATTTTGGATATTACAACATGGATTGTATGCAAGGAATGAAAGAATTTCCTGACAAATATTTTGATTTGGCTATTGTTGACCCGCCGTATGGTATAAAAAGGTTAGAAAATCCAAAAGGAAGGTTAGAAAAATATGGAGATACTGCAAAGCCTAACAATAGTGTTCCGACTGAAAAGTATTTTGATGAATTGTTTAGGGTTAGCAAAAATCAGATTATTTGGGGTGCAAATTATTTTAATATGCCTCCATGTAGGGATTTTGTATGTTGGTATAAACATCAACCTGTAAAAAATTATTCAGATTGCGAGTTTGCATGGACTTCATTTGATAGACCATCGAAGGTTTTTGATTATCCTTATTTTGGAAACATTGGAGCGGATGATTCAAGAATACATCCAACCCAAAAACCAGTAGCACTATATGAATGGCTATTAAGCAGATACGCAAAAGACGGAGATATTATTCTTGATACTCATGTAGGCAGTGCGAGTAGTTTGATAGCTTGCTATAACACTAACCATAAATTTGTTGGGTTTGAACTTGACGAATGCTATTATAAGGCATCAAAACAAAGACTTGATTGTGAAATGGCTCAAATGAGATTAAGTGATTTTATCGGAGGTGTGGAATGACAGACGATACAAAACAGGAAATATCCATAGTCCTTGACTTGCTAAAAGGTAGTCTTACAAGGAATGGTGTGTCAATGGGATTCGATAAAGAGAATCATACATTGGTATTCTTTGACACGAATACGTTCTTAGAAAGTAAGAAAATGGACGGATTTGGAGTTAAGTTAGAAGATTTAGTGAGATAGAAAACAAAGAGGAGCGGAATATGGCAGACAAGAGAATGTTCTCAAAAAAGTTAATAGATTCGGATGCGTTCCTTGATATGCCAATATCGGCGCAGGGTTTATTTTTTCACTTGTGCATGAGAGCGGATGATGATGGCTTTGTGGATGCACCTAAGAGGATTGCAAGGGAATGTCAAGCGTCAAGCGAGGACTTGCAGACATTGATTGACAAGCGGTATGTTTTGACGTTCCCTAACTCTAACGTCATTGTAATTAAGCATTGGCGGCTACATAACACCATACCTAAGGACAGATATAAGCCTACACTGTACACGGAGGAGAAATCGCAGATAGGTGTTAAGCCTAACGGTGCCTACACAGATGACCCGGCTAAGATGGTGAGCATGAGTGCTGTTCAAAGCTCAACGCCGAGAACCAAGAACACGTTTAACCACTTTTCGCAAAGAGGATATACGGACGAACAATTCAAGGAGATGGAGCGAAAAATAATACAGAAAGGAGATAAAGATGGCGGCTAACGAAATATATTATAAACGCAAGGCGAACCATGAATGTACATACTGTGGAGCTAAACTGCCAGACAATTACAAGCTTTCAAAGTACGAGAATTGTTTGAAGGCTGATAGTGAAATGACTAAATACGCAAGGAAAATAGCACTGAAAGCAGGATTATGTACAATATGCAAGACAAGGAAAGCACGCCCGGGCAGGGTAACTTGCGAATTGTGTGGGCGCAAGAAATCAGACGAGGTTATGGCACGACGAAAGCGGCTTAAGGCACAAGGGTTGTGTACTATGTGCGGGAAAGTGCCGCGCACAGAAAGCTCCTGCCTATGCGAGGAGTGCAAAATCAAATGGAGGGGGTATAACTATTGATGGCAGCGACAATAGCTTTTTTGACCGGCACGATATTATCAGCTATGGCAACATTCCTGATAGTAGGAGCGAGCAAAAACAATGCAATCATTGAAGCATACGAAGAGGGCTACAGAGATGGACTAAATGCAGTCGGAAACGGAGTAAAATATGACGAGGTTCGCTGACAATCTCCGGGTGCTTATGGCACGGCAAAAGGTATCGCAGTTTAAACTTGCCAGCGATTTGGGCTTGTCTCAGGCACAGGTGAGCAAGTATTTATGTCGCAAGGCATACCCTAGACCGCATACGTTAGATAAGATAGCAACGTACTTTAATGTGAGTACTGATGAACTGGAATGCGAAAGAATGTGAGGAGCGACAGACAATGGCTAAGAGCGACAAGAAGATACACGAATACAGAATGTCGGGTGCGGCGTGGATATTAGATATCGCACAGAGATACGGCATTGACGAAGCGGTTAAGGAATTGAAGCAGAGGAACGCAGAATTTATTCCGTTTGAAGTATCGCACGAAGAATTAGAAGCATGTACGCGAAGAATAAAAAACAATGTTGTTGATTCAATATGCCTGTTATCGGCAGTCACGCTCCGAGATGAGTTTGACTTTGGACGTTCAAGGCTAAACAGATTCATTGACAGATTCAACACCAAGGCTGAGTGCCTTGCTGATGACGATGTGAGTTGGGCCGACATGAGACAGACGATGCGTGAGGAGTGCGGCTTGGATTTCAATTGGAGAAGAGAAGAGGGAGAATAGGAGGAATAACGGCTTATGAAGCTGTCGAAGCTGACTAAGCCGGAGCTTGATGCAATTATTAACAACGCCAACTTCACAGAAGAAGAGATTGAAGTTTTTAAACTTCTTGCAAGGGGCAAAACCATAACGGAGATTGCACAGCAAGTATCGGTATGCAATCGTACAGTGAACAGGCGAGTGGAAAGAATTAAGTCAAAAATCAGCAGATTGGAGGGGTAATCATGGTGATTGTGACACGAAACGGCAAGGAGATTAAGACGGGCGAAATCAAATTGCCGGACAAGACTAAAGAGCTGATTGCATCAATAATTGACAATCAGTAAGCATAAGGGTAAAATGTGCCGTAACGCGATAAGTACGGCACATTCTTTTTTAAGAGGAGGTTAAACAATGGAATGTGTTGCGTACATGAGAGTATCAACGGAGAAGCAAGCCGAAGAAGGCAACGGACTTGAAAGCCAAAAGAGAGATATTCTCGACTACTGCACCAAGAATGAGCTGATTGTGACAGATTGGTATGTTGACGATGGTTACACCGGGGCAAATATGAACCGCCCTGAGCTTCAAAGGCTTGTTGCTGACTGTAAGCACAAGAGAATATCTTGTGTGGTGGCTTTTAAACTCGACAGATTATCAAGGAATATGATTGATGGTCTGTATATGATTGAGAAAATATTCCAACCGAACGGTGTACAGTTCAAGTGTGTGCATGATAGCGTAAGCTACGACAGCCCAATGGAACAGGCGTATACTCAGATGATGGCGGTATTTGCACAACTTGACAAGAATACAATGATGTTGCGTATGCGTGGCGGCATGTTGGAACGAGTGAAACAAGGCTACTGGATGGGCGGTGGCAATCTGCCTTATTGTTACAGTTATGACAAGGACAGCGGAATTTTGATTCCTATTCCCGAACGCAAGGTACAGGCAAACAAAGCCCTTGAACTGTACATCAAGGGATATTCAGATATAAAAATCTGCAAAATATGTGGGTATAAAGGTGAGAAAGTTGTTAGGCAGATACTCACAACTCCAGTAAATATTGGTATGATACCGTACAAGGGCAAGATATATCAAGGTTTGCATGAGCCTATATTCAACAAGGAGCAGTTTGAACTTGCGCAGCAGTTGAGGAAATCTCGAAGTTGCAATAAAGCAAGTTGCATAACTGAACCAAACCTATTGACAGGCTTATGTTATTGTGGTGTGTGCGGATGTGCCATGCGATATCAGAAGTGGACACATGGAAAGCACAAGATATATTGCATGTCGAGAAATAAGGCTATGTCTTATCTGCCAAACCACAACCCGGCCTGCAATAATTCGCTTGAATGGGCGGACGATATAGAGGAGCAAGTCGAGAAAGAAATGCTCAAAATATCGCTTGACTTATCATCGTACAAGCCTAAGGAAAAGGAAACAAAGCTTGATATTATGCAGTCACAGCTTGACAAGGAACAGGCGAAATTGAAAAGGCTTTACGGCTTGTATGCGGATGGCAACGACACAGTGTTGAGCATGATTAAAGAGCTTGAAGCAAATATATCTGCGATTAAGGAGAATATATCGGAAGAACGGAAAAACTTTTCCGTCAAGCAAAAGAACACTATCGTATATGATGAAATAAAAAAACTTGCCGATGTTTGGGACAGCATCGACAAGAAACAAAAAAATATGATACTTAAAACTATAATTGACAAGATAATCATTGTCAATGGCAATATTGAGATACAGTTAAAGAATTTTTAGCACTTACTGTATGCCATGCCTACGGCGGTATGCTAGTGCTAATGCTGTATTTATCGCGTTTTTTCAAAGGGAAAATTGAACATTTGTCGCTTTTATGTCGCCAAGCTGTCGCTTTAGGCGGCTTTTTTTATGCCAAAATATAAGCAAAAGGAGGGATAACCGATGTTGTCAGATAAGGTGATTGAGAAGATTTTCGCGAAAGAGGAAATTCAAAAAGCAGACCTGATGACGGTATCTCTTATTATTCACGCAGTTGGCGAAGCTATCGAGGAGGTAGAAGAAGAAAATGCAAATGAACAGTCCTCAATACAATAATCCTTATAACATTCCGAGCTATTATCCACAGCAGTACACAGGTTATCCACAATACTTACAGCAAATGCAGGCGGCAAGGTATCAGCCTCAGGAACAGCCGCCGGTGCAGATGCCCGGAGCATATCAGCAACAGCCAGTAGGCATCAATGGGCGAATGGTACAGTCTGTCGAAAACATCAACGCTAATGAAGTGCCTATGGACGGCTCAATGGCATTCTTCCCTAAGCAGGATATGTCGGAGATATACGTCAAGGCTTGGGACGCTAACGGACTAATCAAGACGATTGTGTATAAGCCCCAAATAGACAATAAATCTGTGCAAGCGGTAAATACTTCACTTGATACGGAAAAACTCAAAATTGACCTATCAGAACAAGCCACAGCAGGCATTATGCAACGCTTTGATGACTTATCGGCGAAGATTGAGCAGTTGGAAAACAAGGTAGCTTTAGGGACGCAGAGAAAAACTTCGCAATCGCAAAGCAAAAAGGAGAGTGACGAGGCATGATGAACCCAATGCAATTAATTCAAATGATACGTGGCGGCAATCCACAACAGTTCATACAGCAAATAATGGGGAATAATCAGATTATGTCAAACCCTATGGCTAAAAACGCTATCGGCATGGCACAACAGGGAAACACTAAGGGTATTGAACAGCTTGCAAGGAACTTGTGCAAGGAAAAAGGTTTAAATGCCGATGATGTATTTAATCAGATAAAAACCAGATTTAATAATTAGTAGCATATTAGATGTCTTTGCAAATTACCTGGGTGACATCTTTATGAATAAATTAATGGAGGTAACTAATATGTTTAATTCAAATTGTGCCAGTGTACCACTTGTAGCAAGCATTGACGGCAACAGTAATAACAATGGCTGGGGAGATGGCGGATGGCTTTGGTTCATTGTCGTAATCTTTGCAATATTTGGTGGCTGGGGCGGTGGCTTTGGCGGATTTGGCGGTAATGGTGGAGCATTACAGGGATATGCGACACAGGCTGATATTCAGAGAGGCTTCGACAATTCGGCAGTTATCAGCAAGTTAGACGGCATTTCCAACGGACTTTGCGATGGATTTTACGCTATGAATAACAGTATGCTCACAGGCTTTAATGGCATAAATACAAACATTATGCAGACAGGCTACGGCATCCAGCAGGCTATTAACGCTGATACAGTCGCTAATATGCAGAATACAAATGCTTTACAGTCACAGCTTGCCAACTGTTGCTGTGAGACAAGAGAAGCCATTCAGGGTGTAAACTACAATATGGCAACTAACACCTGCGCTTTACAGAATACAATGAATAACAACACCAGAGACATCATTGACAGCCAGAACGCAGGAACGAGAGCTATCCTTGATTTCCTGACAAATGACAAGATTGCAACATTACAGGCAGAGAACAATGATTTACGCAGAGCTGCTTCACAGGATAGACAGAACGCACTTCTGACTACCGCCATGAGCGCACAGACAAATCAGATTATTGACGCAGTAAGACCTACACCAGTACCATCATTCCCGGCAAGCAACCTTTACGGATATGCTTACGGATGCGGATGCAATACAGGTTGTGGCTGCTAAACAACTGAATAATCAAGTATCTTAATCGGATTGGGTGCTTTTGAGTTCTACTCGAAAGAAAACTCGAAAGATTATGTCTGCTAAGCAGTATTACGTTGGTACCGACATTGATGTCGGGAGCATGGGGCAGACTTGTATGGTTTGCCCTTATTTTTTAGAAAGAGAGGTAAAAACAATGGAAATTACAGGAATCGCATTACAAACAGTTGCTGCCGGAGAAGATGTTGCATTTACAGAAACACCGGTATGCGGTAGTAAATGTATAGTCCACAGACAAGGAAGCGGAATTATCAAGTTAAGAGGTATTACAAATCAGTGCAAGGCTAGATTTTTAGTATCTTATAGTGGAAACATTCAGATACCTACAGGCGGCACGGTTGAAGAGATTTCACTTGCCATAGCAGTAGACGGAGAGCCTTTACAGTCTACAAAGATGATAGTCACTCCAGCAGCAGTTCAAAATTTATTTAACGTATCGGCACAAGCCTATGTTGATGTACCTTGCGGCTGTTGCAGTACAGTAGCAGTGCAGAATACATCTACACAGGCTATTGAAGTACAGAATAGTAACTTAATTGCTGTTCGTGAAGCGTAGGGGGGTGAGAAGATGCACATTGAAAGAATCCACAAAATGATTGAATGTCTTACAGAGAAAGCCTTATGCGAGCTTGATAAGGGTGTTGAGAATGTCAACACAGAGGAAATGGGCGAAGCGGTCGATATGATTAAGGACTTGTGCGAAGCAGAGTACAAGGCTGTTATCGTTAAGTCTATGAAGAAAGCTGACGAAGAGGAAGAAGAATACAACAAAGAACTCCTTAAGGCTCTTGAGGATGAATATGGCGAAGAGGGCGGCAGAAGATACTATGATGAATACCGCTATATGCGTACTGGCAGGTATGCACCAAAGGGCAAGGGCAGTTATGTAGGCAGGCGCGGCTACGAGGAGCCACCATACTGGCACAGATACCCGGGCGATATGACAGATATGGATTATGACAGCATGGAGCGCATGAGAGACATGGACAGATTGAGCCGGGGAAGAATGTATTACACCAACATGTCAGACCGCATGGGGATGATAGACCAGCCGAGAAGTGGCAGCTCTACGGAACGTGATATGCGTGAGGGCAGAAGTGGTATAAGCCGCAAGCATTACATGGAGACTAAGGAACAGCACAAGGCTAACACCCAGCAGGACAAGGATGCGAAAATGCAGTCGCTTGACGAGTACATGAGGGAGTTGAGCGCTGATATGACGGAGCTTTTAACCGACATGACACCTGAGGAACGCACAATGTTAAAAAGCAAGATGTCAGTGCTTATGACCAAGATTTGATTTTTAGAGGTAGGGGCAGAAATGCTCCTACCATTGTGAGGTATAACATGCTTACAATCAACGGCATTAACTGGAACTTAATATTCGTCAACAATTCAAGCCCCGACTTATTGCGTTCAGACGGCACTACAAGCCTTGCTGTGACCGATTGGAACCGCAAGAGTATATTTGTATCACTAGCACCTAGAGGGGATTATTTAAGACGCGTAATCGCTCACGAACTATGCCATGCGTTTTGTTTTAGCTATGGCGTATCAATGCCGATTGAGCAGGAGGAATACCTTGCAAACTGGATAAGCTTGTACGGAACTGATTTGATTTACTTGCTTGATAATATTATGTCAAGCTTATCTCGGAGGGCAGTATGACAGCAGAACAGTTATTAGAGTACATCCGGAGAACTAACCCGGAAATGACCATGGAACGTATGCTATACGAACTTAGCCAAAGCATATATACGGCTAAGGCTGTGGTTTTTACTGCACAGAATCAAGTCAAAAAATAATGCAAAAATTTTTAATCGCCCCCACCAATGGAAATGAAAAATAAAAAATCGAAGTCAAATTCTTGCGAAATTTGGCTCCGATTTAGTGTCATTTTGTCTAATATTCTCAATATTTTTCAAAAAATTTCCCTAAAATTTTCGGGTCAACATTTTTGGTACGCCCCTATACCCGAAACGCAAAATATAAAAACCGATTTACGATTTTGTCAAAATTTGGTTCTGATTTGGTGTTGTTTTTGAGCCAAAAACAACTTTGTATGACAGCGGGACCAGTAGAATGTCACACCCAAAGTCGCCCGGCTCTGCCTATGACAACGAAGTTAGGCACAACAAACAGACCACCAAACAGCATCACGTTACAAGCTGCCGCTCATTAAGGGTGCAGTTGTCCGCTTGATGATAAAATAGCACTTCGATTTTAATTTGTCAAGGAACGACAAAAAGAGAACTTCTGAAAGTTCTCTTTTCAAACAAATTATAGACCATAAAACTCTAGAATACGTTTTTTTCGCTCTTCTGAAACCTCATCATTTATTTTATAACGAGCTAGCCTGTTGTCGTCCTCCTGTATTTTTTCAATGAAAATCCAGTCGCATCCGGCAACAACTGAAACGTGCCGGCTGCATTCCCATGAGCGTCCGATAACTGCATACATCAATGTCTCAACTTCTTTTTCAGGCATATTACAGACGTAAACAGCACGCCCGCAAGTGTTACTTGACACGATTGTGTCAAGTAATTCAGTGGTCGAAGCTGTGCATCCTCCTAAATTAATAATGTCAAGTCTTCTTTCAAAGCTCATTTTTAATACCTCCATATATTTAATTATCTAGCCGATTTTACCGGCTGAAAAGTGACGGACGGAATCGAACCGCCCACGCTGGCACCTGTCGTCACTTAAGCTTGAATTGCTGCACGTTTTAACACGTCCCACAATTCCGCGCGCTTCCCGTTTACCATCGCACGCGCTGTGGCTATATCAATGCCAAGCCATGTAGTTAGCATTGTAGCAACGCCCATAAACGCGGCGTATTCATTTTTATACGCATCATCAAATGCTTTCTCGTAAGCCGCATTTTCAGGCTCGCGGTCATAGTCTGCATCAGCACGATTTGCGATTTCCTCCAATCGCTCTAGCCGCGTTAATTCTTCAATTATTTTTTTAATCATAAAACGCCTCCTAAAAAAATGATGTATTTTTAATGTCTCCCCTAAGGGAGAAAAGCAACCCGGGGAATCGAACCCCGGCAGTGCGCCGCCTTCGGTGATTGCCTTAATCCAAACAGCTTTCCCACGAAATCGCATACCGCGTTTTCAGATAGGCAGTGCAGTAAGATTGTAATATCCATTGCTCTTCTTAACGGAAAACTGTATTATTTCTCCCATATTCGTCCTCCTTATAATGTTAAAATTTTAATACCCCTATAAAGAGGGGAGAACCGCCGCCGGTATCGGTCCGGCGGGCATCCTCTGCGGCGGCTAATTCAAACAGTTTTCAATATTTTTCGCAAGGTGCGGAAAGGCTTTTTCTATGTCTTGTACGCTGTCGGCGTAATAATCACCAACAATTTTCCCGAAAATGCGAAGATTTCCGGAATAAAACCCGCCTAAATCATTAAAATATATGTCTAATCCTGTCACCTGTTCCGGCTTGTCACCATACCACATATCAATATTTGTTTTTCCCATTTTCAAGTCCTCCATATTCAAATTTTTCCAGTTTCCCGGTAAAAGCAAGCCGGGGAATCGAACCCCGGAAGCGCCAACCTTGCTAATTAATTATTTTGCTTTTGCAGCGTGTTTTGTAAGCTCTCTGTAAAGCAGATTACATGCTGTCGCTTCTGCCTTATCCTCTGTATATCTGCCTTTTTCCTCTTCTGTCTCGTCTAAAATATCAGCAAGCCAATCAACGGCAGAGCCAAGAAAAATATCATCAGAAATAGGGAAAGCTGTAGGAAGTCCTGCCATCCAGTCGCAAAACAAAGAATATTTACTAATTCTTCCGGCTCTATACTGACAATCATATTTAACTTTCTCGTTCTCAAAAGCCGTTAAAATGTCTTTGCATATGTCGTTGTAGTCTGTCTTTGCTTCCTTGTTGTCATATGTGTAATATTCCTCTGCTGCTTCGTAACTCTCCATGATTGCGTTTTTAATTGCTTCCATTGTTTCTTTGCTGTTTGTTCTTCTCATTTCTTTTTACCTGTGCTATAATATAGCTACCTTTCTTTTTTGATTGGTGGCGGTTCGTTCTTGGTAGGAGTGACCGCCTTTTTTGTTTTCTGTGCTTCATTTGATGCTTGTATCATATCACTAAATTTAGTGACAGTCAATAGTAAATATCACTTTTTTTAGAAATATTTTTCTTGACTTTTCCAGATAGGAAAAGTATGATTGATTTAAGAAAATCTATATAGAAAGGAAGGTACGCAATGCTAAAATACAGATTTGATGTAGGGGACGCGTTGGAGCGCATCGGCTTTAACTCCTACATGGCTAAAACAAGCGGATTGTTAAGTCAAGAAACGCTCAAAAAAATAAAACGTGAGGACACAAATATAAATGCAAAGAGCATTAATAATCTTTGTCTGCTTTTGGATATGCAGCCGAAAGACATCTTTATATATGTAGAGAGTCCGGAAGATTTGGAACTGAAAAAGAAATTGCAAAAAAAATAAAATATCACTTGCAAAAGTGATAGAGATATGTTATTATAATGATGTCGGAAGGGAGAAGATAAGAATTTCCGAACGTGTGTTTGTTGCACGAAAAATTAAAATTTGGGAGGAATAAATTCATGACAGTTAAAGAGTACATTAATAGTTGTTTACAGTTTGCAGAGAATACAAGAGAATGGGGCGGGCTTAATGAATATCACTTCTACAGCACAACGGAGGGCTGCGGCTACTGGTATGAATCTTGCGACAATGCCGAGGGTGGACTTGATGTGAGTTGGGCTTTCGGCCTGACGGCAGAGCGGATACTAGACGAGGGAGCGCAGCACTTCGTGGATGAGCTGGCGACGCTGATAAGATGTACCGCTGACCAGTGCGAGGACGAGCGCGACGCTGAAATGCTGTATAGCGATTTAAAATATTTTGAGCGTTAAAAAAACGAACCGGGCGAGGTTAAGAACTTTCCCGGTTCGTTTTCTGCTGTAAAGTGCCTATTAAATTAAATAATAATGGCCCCTGCCAAGTCACGACCGATTTAATAACGATACCAAGCGACATTAACGGTCAGCACTTCCAGCTCTCGCAGCATACATGATTTAAGGCTGATTGTCAATGTATCAGATAGTATACTGATGTATTTTAAGCATTGACAAATCCACGGCTAACTGATAATATCATAGACGGGCGAGGGCGACTAACTCATGGCAGTATCGCAAATAGCACATTGACAACCGCATATCTCACACACTTATAATTTTAGACCAATAACAATTCGTTATCTGGTCTTTTTGTCGTTCTGTTAATATCTTAACAATGTATCTTATTTAATCCCATGTCTTTAAGTTATTTATGTATCGTATATTATTATAAAATTTACTGTCATAGATTAAGAGCCTGAGCCCTTATATATATTTATTAATATATAGGGCTGCCGGGCACATGGGGGCACATGGGCACAATCCACATCATTGTATTAACGTGATAAAATCTGTATACAAACTGTCAACAGAATGTAGCCTAGAGAAGATAAGATTAGAGAAGATGAGATTAATGAGAATGTGTAAATAAATAATCAGTTTTTTAAAAACGTATATAATTATATACTGTATATGCGATTAGTACCAAAGTACTACGCATAAATACCCCAAAGTTATATTTTATATACTTTATGTATATAGTCATGTCACCAATCATGTGATATGATAATCTCATGTGTGAGAGAGATTAAGATTATGATTTGGAGGTGATTATATTATGTGTGACGATAATAACGGTTATGATATTCAGACAATCAGGACTGTTGATGATATGAGAATTGTAGCTAGTGATATAGTCACTAATTACTGTGATAGACATAACATTGATGAGAACGATATATTTCCGTCTATATGGGCTGACATAATTACAGAGTTAAACATATTATTATTTGCTCCATGCAATAAAGTACTTAAAAAAGTAGACGGTACTCATAATGAGTATGACATAGACAAAGTTGAATATGTTTATAATTATATATATAAGCGTCTGTGTAATAGTCATTGTCAAGAAGTGACTATTAAGGGATTTACTGATATGGTCGGTATAGGTAAACAGACATTATATGACTGGGAAAGTGGGGCGCTAAGCTCACAGCGTTCGGATTTGCACGAAAAAATCATGCAGGATAATGAGGAAAGCCTCTTCAACTTGATGAAAGACCGGCGATATAATCCAATGAAAATACTCCCGAAGCTGAACAAGGTCCATCACTGGAACATGCCGGGTGTCAAGGTTGAGAAGCCAGCCGAAGCACTCGGAGCCGATGCCCTGATACAGCTTGGACAGCAGCCGAAGCCGCTTGTTCTGTCAGATAATAGCTCAGTGATAGACAGCGATAATTGATGTTTTATCTCATGCAGTTGTCACACAATTTAATACAATTCACAAATGCCCTATTTACAAGGGTTTGCGGTTCTGTAGCCCATTGTAAACTATTCGCAAAAGTTAGGTTTAACGAATAGTTGAGCGGAGCATAATGGAACGATAATGCTATTGTATGAATTGTTTGGGAATTGTGTATAAACGGACTGATGGCACGAGACCAGCCGGGGTGGGGGTTATATGGTTGCCGGATATGCCCCCTCTAAGTCCTCTAAACTCCGACAAAAATAAAAAGACCTTTTACATGGCATGAATAGGGATGTACACCTGACAAGCTGTAAGCCTTAACAGTTTTCATGCCATAACATTAAGGCAATATCGAAAAGGCAGGTATAGACATGAACGACTTAAAGATTTTTGAAAGTCCAGAATTTGGAATAATCAGAACAATAGTAATTGACGATGAACCGTGGTTTGTTGGAACTGATGTTGCAAAATCATTAGGGTATGCAAAACCGTATGACGCGATTAAAACAAATGTGAATGACGAGGACACCATTATAACGGGTGTCTCAGACGCGAATAACCACACACAACAAATGATAGCAATTAACGAATCAGGATTATATGATTTGGTATTTGGAAGCAGACTACCGACAGCGAAGAGCTTTAGACATTGGGTTACATCTGAGGTTTTGCCATCAATTCGTAAGAATGGCGGTTACATACAGAATCAGGAGCAGATGACACCGGAACAGATTGTTGCAAACGCTTTGATTGTCGCAAATAAGATTATTGAGGAAAAAGAAGCAAAGATTGCTGAGATGAAGCCTAAAGCGGAATATTTTGACAATCTTGTGGACAGCAAGCTTTTAACAACTTTCAGAGACACAGCAAAAGAGTTACGCATTCCGCCGCAGCAGTTCACGCAATGGCTTGTGGAAAATGGCTATCTGTACCGAGATAAGCACAATTCATTGAAACCTTACGAAAAGTATCGCAAAGACGGATTGTTCCAGTTGAAAGATTTTTCGACACCTTTTGGTTATTCAAATGTTCAGACTTATGTAACTGTAAAAGGCAAGGAAACATTTAGGCTTTTGATTGGAGGAATAGCAAGATGACAGGTAACGAGTATCAGCAGTTAGCAATGAGAACAAATGATGGGTTAAACACAATAAGGCTTGCTCTAACCATGAATATTAACTGCGATATAATTATAGCACAGTTGTTAAACGGCGTATTGGGGCTTACAGGTGAAGCCGGCGAAGTATCAGACCTCATAAAGAAAGGCATATTCCACGAAAAAGGCATAGACCTTGAACACCTCAAAAAGGAGCTGGGTGATTGCGCTTGGTACTTGGCAATGATATGTGACGCATGTGGATTTACGCTTGATGATGTCATGCAGACGAACATTGATAAACTCAAGGCACGCTATCCTGAGGGCTTTGACACATACAGAGCTAACAATAGGGCGGAGGGTGATATATGATAACGGATTTGGTTGTATTCGGAATTTTATGTAGGATTGAAGCTCCTACATGGTGCTTTGTAGCAATCACTATATCGGTTTTAATCAAGGTAATCAGTTTCGGCATGAACTTAGGTGCTAGGCAGTCAGAAAAAGCCTTAGACGAGGCGATAAAGAGGTCATTGAATGAAATATCAAGGCAAAGAGATAAATGATGAGTGCTCACGTTGCGGCAACATACTTGATTGCGAATTATTTCGCAAAGGTCATGGCATAGGTACAGAGCGTGAGCATGTGGCAGATATGCTTAGATGTCAATTTAAGCACAAGGAAAGGCATGATAAAGGCGATGGGAATAATTAGATTTCTCGGTTTGACAGCTTTATGGTTATTTATAATCGGCATAACAATAGTGCTTATAATGCTTTTTGCCATAGGTATAAGAGCACTTATACAGATGTTCAAAGACATGTAATTTTGGGCTATCGTCAAGCGGTAAGGCACAGCACTTTGACTGCTGTATTCGTGGGTTCGAATCCCACTAGCCCAGTTTGGTCATGCAAATGACCATCGGACTTTTAAGTCATGTTGTTTCATAAACTCCACCTATTAGCGGAATGCTGTTAAGAGCCGTCACAAGGCTCGATAGGTTTATGGGTTTTGTTGCTGTAGTTCCCCAGCGCTCCATAACACGCTAAAAGAATAGCAACAGTGCGGACAACATAAGCCGGGAAGCTTGCGACACTGCTGATTCTCGCTGTCGCCCAGTCTGCACTTACGGGATATAGTTCAGTTTGGCAGAACGCTCCACCTGGGATGGAGAGGTCGTAGGTTCAAATCCTGCTATTCCGACTGCCTCGAATGAGGCACAAAGCAATACCCCTTTTTGATTCAATTTTCGTGTAGCCTTGCTGCCGTTCGGCAAGTAAAACAAAGAGCGGACATGGCGCATTTGTCAAGTGGTTAAGACACCGCCCCTTCACGGCGGAGGCGTGAGTTCGATTCTCTCATGCGTCATTTAGGCACAAATTGTCTATTGGCATGTAGCTCAGTTGGTAGAGCAATCGGCTGTTAACCGATGTGTCGTGGGTTCAATCCCCACCTTGCCAGTTGGTTCACGATGTAACCTAGCTTCACAACCTTATAGGTCAAAATCGTTGTAAAAATGTGATGTTTCGCGCGTAATCTGTATGCGCGAGTTGATGTGTGGCGGAATAGGTAGACGATAATCAGATATACAAGACTTCGCTCGGTGAGACTGCGTAACGATATATGCAAGCGAGATAGCGTGAAACATCCCCTTGATTGGTTGTGAAAGCAATGCTACCCATTATACCAATGGATGCGGATAAGTTTGGAAGATGTTCCCATAGACTTGCACGAAGGGTAAAACGAGGCGTCGGTACACGCCTATTGTATATTATGTGTGGTGCAAATCCACACCGCATCAATCTTTTGGTATTGACACTGAATTACGGAGGACTACAATGGACTATTTTAGCATGTATAGAGATATATGGACATTCCACAAGAAATACATCGACAAGATAAAGTTTGCCGATGATAAGATGTGGGCTGAAATAGTAGCAGAAAGTAGCGAACTCTGTAAAAGATATGATAACTGTGGGTTTATTTTGTCATTGGCAGTGAACGAGGTGAATGAGTTTGAGGAGATTAGCAAATCTGTACATCCGATACAAGACTAAAAATTTAAAAAGAATACCATTGTTTACGATGACATTCAATTATCCAAAGTATAAAGCTGAGGGGAAGAAAGATAGCTGCATGTTTTACGCGCACCCTTATATTGCACAAGATGAATTTGTAAAGAGCAAATTACAGGAAGTTGTTGACCATATCAGAGATAACTATGATTTAGAAATCTTTACGAGGATTTAAGGTATATGTGTGAATTTTGCAGCAAAAAAACCGAAGGCTATAATCTCAAGTACGGAACGAAGCGGTGCAATGGGTGAAAAAATAAAAATCTGTGAGGTTAAAATACAGGGCAATGGATTGGTGCTGGAAATGGTTTTTGATAACTTACCTTCAAACCTTAGTTTTTCGGTTTTAAAAAAGAAAATATTTTATTGCCCTATGTGTGGTAGAGAGTTGGTGGAAGAATGAATGAATTTTTGAATTTTTTTGACGATAAAGCAAAAGACTTCCCTATGCACCTTAAAATCGCTTATAGTAAAATATGCGATTGGAATATTTTGATTTACAAAAAAGGCTGCGCTGATGATTACCCTGAGGCTAAGCATGACGGCGAAGATGTAATAATTGTCAATGAAAGTGATTGCGACATGGAACTTTGCTTTGCTAGGGCACATGTAGAGCTAAAAGAATGGCTTTCGGAATTTAACGGCGGATATTAAGGCGGTGGAAGAATGAAGAAAACTATTTTGTATATTTCTGATACCGAAAAAGATATCGTTAAGTACTTAGAAAGCTTTCAAAGATATTTAGAAGGGCATGAAATTTTATGTTCATTAGATAAAAAAAATAGAATTTTAAAAACGCAAAATTACGATATTGTCGGCAAAAACATTTTCGGTAATTTGCTTGGGACTGGCTACGGATATTGCGTATATTACTGTTTTTCAGATAAGATTAGTAAATTTGAATATTTTACAACGCAAAGAAAAAGAATGGAAGAAATTTTGATGCATGTAAGAAAAGGGGCAAAAGAAATATCGGAATATGGCATTTTGTGTATGGTTGTGTACGGGTTGGAGGATTGGGAAATATGAAACATCAAAAAGAATGGCACACTTGCGACAGGTGCGGAAAAGAGATAAAAGTAGGGCTGTTGTGTATGAACTCAATCACGAGAAATGGCATATTGAATACAACCTACGATTTATGTAATGAGTGCATGGAAGCTTTTGAGAGGTTTATGAGGAATGAATGATTGTTCAAAATGTAAATTCAGCGAAGAAGATTATATTTTCGATGAAGAAACAGGAGACGAATACCCCTTTTACATTTGTAGCAAAGGAAACGACACAAGCTTAGATTATGAGTGTAAAGATTTTAAGGAATATAAGCCAAAGAAATATAAAGAAAAAGATACAAAGTGCGATAAATGTGAGCATCTTGAGATTTGCCTTGATAAGGGCAATGTTATTGATTGCAAGACAGTTTGCGATACAAGAAGTCATTATATAGGTGGCAGAATGGGGTGTGTTAAAAATGAATGATTGCAACTTAACTACATGCCGCTACAACAAAGACAATAAATGCACAAATAATGAAAAGAGAAATATAAAGCATATCGGCGATGAGGATGACAAGCCGATAGAAACATCTGAATTACACGATATGACTATTGGTGTTGATGTTTCTGTTGATGCAGTTAATGAGTACGCAAAATCAATCTTAGGAAGATACCCTAAAGACAATATAGAGTTTTCAAGAGCTTTAGCAGTGAAAGTCCTAGAGGAAACAAAATCATTAGCAAATAGCATGAAAAAAGGGCGAGATTGTGAAAACAATGCTACTTGAAAGACATATAAGTTTTTGTGAAAGCATATTAAAACAAATGAAATAGAAACTTACCGGCTAACAAACAGAGTTAGTCGCTACCCTAAAACAATTATAGGTGGATTTTATGAGCAAAATTGATTTATACAATGGTGATTGCCTTGAAATAATGAAAGATATATCTGACAAGTCAGTTGATATGATTTTGTGCGACTTGCCATACGGCACAACACAAAACAAATGGGATAATATAATTCCGTTTGAACCATTGTGGGAACAATACAATAGAATTATAAAAGATAATGGGGCAGTCGTTTTATTTTCTCAAATGCCATTTACAGCAGAACTTGTACACAGCAATATCAAAAACTTTAAGTACATGTGGATTTGGCACAAACATTATTGCAGAGGATTTTTAAATGCCAAAAAGCAACCCCTACGTACTACAGAAAATATATGCGTTTTTTACAAAAAGCAGTGTACATATAATCCTAAAATGCGTATTGGTGAATATCGAAGCAAGGGAAACAGTTGCAAGCAGAGAGGCTGCTATGGCAAGTATAAAGCTATAAAGACAGTGAATAATGAATATTATCCGACTGACATATTAGATTTTGTAGGTGTTCCTAATAGTGAGTTAGAACACCCAACACAGAAACCTGTAGAATTGCTGAAATACTTAATTGAGACATATACCAATGAAAGCGAAACAGTTTTAGATAATTGTATGGGAAGTGGCAGTACAGGTGTCGCTTGCGTAAATACAAACAGAGATTTTATAGGCATTGAATTAGATAAGGACTATTTCAATATTGCAAAACAAAGAATTACCGGTAATCAAAAGTGATTATTGCTAACCTAGAAAAATTATAGGCAGAGGTCTATAAGCACCTTTGCTGTGAAAGCGAGGTGCTTTTTCTTTTGGCTAGTTCTGAATTGATAAAGCAATTCCAAAACAATAACAACTACATAGAGCGAAAAGGCATACATCAAATTGTTAAAGACAAGGAAACTGATACCGTCATTAAAGCCTATGTAGATTCTATCAAGTGGGGTATGTGCAATGATAAAGACATACCTTTTTCACTGGAAATTTCAAAAAAAACCAAAAAGTTAATAGATGAACTTATCTGTGAATCAACTAACGGATGGCATATACCTGATTTAGAGGTATATTGCGGTGAAAATAACACACAGTTCAAAACACTTGATGATTTTTATGAGGTTTTAAGGCTTGAAGCTCCATATTTGGTTGACAGCTTTTTTTACTACATCGAAATTGATGAAAAAGACCCATTTAAGCGGTTCTATTTCCCTAGACGTAAGGTTTTACAGCCTGTTGTCGGAGCTTATCAAGAGGTTTATGACGGCAAATTAGATTTTTTGTCGGTATCACAGCCCAAGCGTACTGGTAAAATGCTACTAAATGATGAGTTAATAGCAACACCAAATGGATTTGTTAAGAACGGAAGTCTTAAAGTCGGCGATTATGTCATATCTGCAAGTGGAAAACCAACAAAAGTAATCGGTGTATATCCACATAAAAACAAGAGAATTTACGAAGTTATCATAAGTGAAAGTGGAAAATCTAAACAGGAAACAATTATAAGGTGTGGGGCAGACCATTTATGGGAAGTTAGCACTGAGGACAGCAGGTACAAGAGTAAGCCTAACAGAGTAATGAGTACAATAGAGCTTATGAATGGTGTGCTTAAACGTGGCGCAGACATGCATAACAATTATGCGATTGATTATGTCAAGCCTGTTGAATTTGAAGGTAGTGCAGTAAGCGTAGACCCTTGGTTACTTGGAATATTGATAGGCGATGGCTCACTTTCGGGTGAAAATCTATGTGTATCAAATATGGAAAGGGACATTCTGCAAAGAATAGCTGATACTGTAGCTCAGTATGGAACAAAGCTTGTAAGCAAGGGTAACAATAAGGATTATGCACTATCCTGTGGAGAGCTTAGGGCAAGATTAAGAGAGCTAAGCCTTACCGGCAAAAAAAGCGAGGAAAAGTTTATCCCGAAGAATTATCTGTTTAATTCTGTAGAAGTAAGGACTAAACTTTTGCAGGGACTATGTGATGCGGACGGTTTTACTGAAAGCGGAGGTGTCGAATACTGTACAACCTCTAAGCAACTGGCAGAGGACATTATATTTTTAGTAAAGTCCTTAGGAGGTAAAGCAAGCAGTAAGCTAAAACATACACATTATACGCGAAACGGAGCAAGGCATGCCGCTAATGATGCTTACAGAATATATATCAATTTTCCAAAGGGTGAAATTACACCCGTGTCGTCTGAAAAGCACCTAAAAAAATACAATCCGCAAAGAACAAAACTGTATCACTTTATATCTGGCATAAGAGAAACAAATGATTTTGCTGACATGACATGCATAGAAGTTGAGGACGAGAGCCATTTATATTGTGTGACAGAGAACTTTATTCTTACTCACAATACTACTGGTGGACTTAGACTGGCGCAGATGATGGGCGGCAGAGAGCCGGACGGAAGTATATTCGGTGTTGGCAAAGGCGAAGGACTTGTTAAGCGTTTTTACGGTGGCTTGCTACAAGGATTTGAGACAGAAAGTACATATAAGCGTTTCCTAAGTGTGTTTCCTGAAGCGGTAAAGATAGGCGATAAGGATTATAAGAGCGCCGAGAACCTATCTATCGACTTGAAAAGCAAGAACATATTTCCGACATTTACTTGCAGACCGATTGACGGAGCGATTGTCGGTTGCACCGAAGCAAATGTACTTGTTTATATTGATGACTGCGTTAAGAACCATGAAGAAGCACGAAACAGAGACCGCTTAGAGTTCTTATGCGAGAAAGTCACAGATGACGTTCTGGGACGTAGATTAGAGGGAACACCCATTATTATACAAGGAACAAAATACAGCCTATATGACCCTATTACGGCATTACAAAACAAAGCTGATGAGTTAGGGTGGAGGTGGAGAGAAGTTGCAGTTCCAGCACTTGACCCTATCACTGATGAAAGTAACTGGGAGATTTACCGCAAGGATAAAAAAGGCTTGCGAAAAATATTCACAACTGATTATTACCGTAAGGAACGCAAGCTTGTATCAGAAGAAACTTGGGAGTCAGAGTTCCAACAGTCGCCATTTGAAGCAAAAGGGCGCATGTTTGCAGAAAAAGAGCTTAATTACTTTGAAGAACTTCCTGTTGATAGAGAACCGGACGCTATTATGGCAGCTTGCGATAGTGCGGATAAAGGCGACGATAGCTGTTCAATGCCTGTGGGCTACGTTTATGGCAATGAGGTGTACATAGTTGATGTTGTGTTTGACAATGCAGGAACACAATTTACTAAGCCTGAATGTGCCAATATGCTTATTAAGCATAATGTCAAGACTGTTACATTCGAGAGCAACAGTGCCGGAGAATACTTCGGACGTGATGTAATGGATATTGTAAAAGATAGAGGCGGTAGATGTAGCGCAAGGTTCAAGTTTAATTGTACGAATAAAATAACGAGAATGGAAAATGCAAGGGATAACATTATTCGTGATTATTATTTTCGTGATTTTAAGAAAATGGACAGACAGAGCCAATATTACAAGTTTATGAAAGAACTTACTACGATGACACGAAGTGGAAAAGTTCCACACGATGATGCACCAGACAGCATTGCATTATTTGAGAATGAAATGCGTAGCGGAGTGGTTAGAACAGCGTCCATTATATCAAGCCCTATATAGGAGGTGACACTATGACAGACAAGGATTTAACTCAATACCTAGATTTAAAAAAAGAAATTGAAGAAATCGAAAGTAAAATTGAAAAGCTTGAAAGTGATATCCTGAGGATTGAAGATGGTGAATGTGTTGTTGATAGTGTCACAGGAGGTAACGGTGGTAAGCAACACTTCAAAATTGAAGGCATACCGTTTCCTGAATATCGCCATAAAAGAACACTTCTTTACTCACGCAAAGCTACGCTTGAACTATTAAAGGAAGATTTGCTTGAACGGACAAATGAGGTTGAGAAATTTATTGCAAGCGTATCGGATAGTCGCATTAGAAGAATAATTAACCTTAGATTTCTTGAAGATATGTCGTGGAACCAAGTTGCAGACCGTATTGGTGGCGGTAACACAGAAGACAGCGTGAGAAAAGCTTATAAAAGATATGTCGAAAAATAAAAGTTGTCCGATATGTCCGCTTTTTCTGCGATATTATTATACTTGAAAGAAATAACAAAGTTTCTTGATAGCTTAATATCTCCTTGAAAGAAGCACTGTTGCATTTTGCAATGGTGCTTTTTGCGTGAAATGAGGGTTTTATGAAGAAAAAGACAAAATCAAATAAATACACAATATACTGTCCGCAATGCCACCGCAGAGTTGCGGAGTGGGACGGAAAGTATTCAAGCAATGTAATTGTCGGATGCCGTAAGTGTCACAAAAAGATTGTATACCATACAGACACAGGCATTACGGATATTAAGCCGTGGGAGCCAAGGCGAACAGCAAGCGGCATGACATATCTTTAGGAGAAGTTAAAATGCAGAGAGGACGCAATATCTTATTTACAGAGGAACCGGAAATTACATACGAGAATGTATTAGATGTATTGCGTAATGTTTTTCCGGCTCACATACAAAACGCAACTCAAATACAATTCTTACTTGATTATGACAACGGACAGCAACCGATAATTCGTAAAACTGCTAAGACATATAGACCGGATATTGATTGTGAATGTTCAGATAATGTGGCTCATCAAGTTTCGGATTTTTGGACTTCTTATGCATGGGGAAATCCGATAAGTTTAGTCCAAAACGGCGATAGTGTTAATAACATTATTGCTGAAGGAATAACAGAACTTAACAAGCAATATGAGCTTGTTAAAATCAAATCCAAGACACAGGAAATCGGAAGATTTGTCGAGATAGGCGCTATATGCAATGTGCTGATTGATGTAAATACCGAATGGAAACCGGGAAAATGTTATTTTAGCCTTGATGTATTAGACCCGAGAACATCATGCATTATTCGTTCAAGCTATTATTCGGACAAACGACCGATGATGGGAGTTACATACAGGCACAGTAATGCAACTGGAAATACATATTTCACTTGTATTACCAAGGATTATAGATTTGAAGTTGTTAATCTTCAAGAGATTTCTAATGGAGACTATGCCAAAAAAGAAGCGTGGCAACATCAGCAACGTAGTGGCGAAGTAAATCCATTAGGCGTTGTGCCGATTGTTGAATATTTTCGTTCGTATGACCGCATGGGCGTGTGGGAACATCAACTGTCTGAAATGGATAACCTTAATCTGTTAATTTCAGACTTCACAAATGATGTCGAACAGAACACGCAAGCTGTATGGCACACTAACGATGTAGAATTTCCGACTATTTTCAGTAAAAGTGAAGATGGAACAGTAACGGAGGAAGTCAGGAAACCTAAATCAGGCGAATGGTTACAGACCTATACATCGCAAAATGGCAAAACACCAATGGTTGAGCCACTTACTATCAATTATGATTACACTGGTATGCTTAACAACATTCAGTACCGCAGGGACAAAATACTGGAAAAATGTAATGTTCCATTAACCAACAGTAATGCCTCTAATATGACAGGTGTTGCATCTAACAATGCTTCTGGTTGGGACCATGCTGAGGCGGCTGCATCTAAACAGCAAATGATAACCGAAAGTTGCAAGATAGACGAGCTAGAGGTTGTGCTTGCCGCTTTGCAAAATAGTTCATTTTTGCCTGTGGACAGTCCGTTACGACAACTAAACCTTGGCGACATTGAGGTAAATATCAAGCGTCAGAAATTATATGAGTTGTCAACAAAAGCTAACAGCATTGCCACGCTTATCAATATTGGTCTTAACGGCGGCAAGGTGCTTAATGCTATCCCGATATTTGATGACCCTAATGAAGTATGGGAATCAAGTAAAGACACAGTCTGTAAGATACAGGAAAGCAAGATTACGTCTGGCAATAGCAATACTGTATCGCCAAACAGTGGTAGAACAATGCAGGACTTGTCAGACCAAATTAGCAACAGTCCACTAATTGATAAAAACAGGACAACCAAATAATTATTGTTATCAAGCCATTAGGAACTGTTCTAATGGCTTTTTATATTGCACAGAGAAGTGGGTAAAACACAAGCGGCAGAGAAGCCAATAAAACACAGAAAGAACGAGGTACATATCATGGAAACAGAAGTAACTAATTCAACCAATGCAACAGAGACAAACGCAGTAGAAACAGCTCCTCAGTCTGATAGCGATAACAAGCCGACAGTTGAAGAACTTTTGGCACAGTTAGCAGCGGAAAGAGCAGCCAACGCCAAGAACAAGCAGGCACTTGACAAGGCACTCAAGGAAAAAGGGGATGTAACCAAGGCATTGAGAGCCAAGCAGACAGCAGAGGAACAGGAAGCGGAAGCCAAGGCAGAAGCAGAACGTATTCAGAATGAGAAGTACGAGGCGACGGTTAAAGAGCTTAATCACATTAAGGCAGTTGCGGCTTATAGAAATTTTTCGTCTGAAAATGCGATTGAAAGCATGATTGAGGCGGTTGCGGATGGAGACCACGGTGCTATTGCGGCATTGATTGACAATGAGGTTAAGGCAGCTATCACAGCAGCTAAAGCTGAATGGATGAAGTCAAGACCAAGAATGAATGTCGGCGGTGAGTATTCAGGCATGACAAAGGAACAAATAATGGCAATCCCGGACAGAGCAGAGCGCAGAAGAGCTATTGCGATGAATCCGGGCTTATTTAATTAGGAGGACAGAAATATGGCAGCAGAAACAGGATTAATCAAGAAAGAAGACCTTGCAAGAGCAAGAGAAGTTGAGTTTGTCGAAATGTTCGGCTACTCAATCAAGAAGTTAATGGAAGCACTTGGTGTGACCCGCAAAATTCCTAAGGTCGCAGGAACAGTGTTAAAGACCTACAAGGCAAGCGGAACGCTCGAAGATGGCAAGGTTGCAGAGGGCGAATTAATTCCGCTTTCTCATTATACAGTAGAAGCTGTATCTTACAAGGAAATTGAACTTAAGAAATGGAGAAAGGCGACATCGGCAGAAGCGATTATCGAGAAGGGATATGACCAGGCGGTCGAAATGACTACGGACGCATTGCTTAGGGATGTTCAGAAGGGTATTCGTAAGGATTTCTTCACTTTTCTCGCAACAGGAACAGGAACAGCAAGCGGAGCAACATTCCAGAAGGCTATCGCTCAGGCATGGGGACAGTTACAGGTCAAGTTCGAGGATGACGAGATAGAAGCGGTTTACTTCATGAATCCGCTTGATGCGGCTGACTATCTCGGTGATGCTACTATTATCACCCAGAATGCTTTCGGTATGAGCTATGTTGAAAACTTCCTCGGACTTGGAACCGTTATCTTCAACAGCTCCGTAACTAAAGGAAAGATATATGCAACTGCTAAGCAGAACCTTGTACTTTACTACATCCCGGTAAATGGTGCCGACCTTAGCGAAGCATTTACGTTTACATCGGATGCAACCGGGCTTATCGGTATTCACGAAGCTCCTGACTATCCACATATGACAGCGGAGGATGTTGTTGCGTCAGGTCTTACTCTTTTTGCTGAGAGAATAGACGGTGTTGTTATTTCGTCTATTGTTGGAGCTTAGGCAGTAGATGTATCAGGTAACAGAATTATTCGCGGATTTACAGGATAATTCGCGCGTCTATATTCCGGGGGATATATTTCCCCGGAAAGGCGTTGAAGTCTCTGACAAGAGATTAGAAGAGCTGTCAACCTGTAACAATCTGCGTGGAATGCCACTTATCAAGGCGGTTGAAAACGAAAGAAAAAGTGTCAATTACACCAAGACCGACATTAACCGCATGAGTACGGCAGATTTACAAACACTTGCCAAGGAACAAGGCATCGGCGGTGCCGAACTGTTAAGCGGCGCAGAGCTAAAAAAGCTGTTAATCGAGAAATTCAATTTGTAGGAGGTTAGTCATGTACACAACATTAGAACAAGTCAAAATCAGACTTCACCAATACCATATTGATACAGTCAAGAATGATGATAATGACACCACGACTAATGTTGTGGTATTTGATGACATTGAGGATAATCCACTAATTGAACAGCTCATTGAGCAGTCAAGGCAGGAAATAATCAGCTTAAGGAATTATCCGAGCAGTTATACACAAGAGCAAATTGATGATGACTTAGCCAAGTACGAGAGCGTTATCGTCAATCTCACCGTGTATGACCACTCGCAAGCTGGTGAGAGCTTTATGGCAAGTTACTCCGAGAACGGCATTAGCCGTAATTGGGTTGACCGCAATAATCTACTCGCCGGGGTAATTCCATTCGTTAAGGTATTATAAGAAGATTGTGCGTTACCAATATGGTAGCAGGCGGCACACTTTAAGGGTGGTGGGCGGTGTGCCAATTTTACGATTACAGGAGAAACAGCATAATGGATTTTTTATTGCAGACATATACAATCGCATTACCTGTAATACTCGGATATATAGTATGGCTTTTGCAACAGCAAAAGAAAGGTAAGGACGCAAACAGCAAAGGAACAATGTTACTCTTGCGTGTGCAACTCATTGAATATCACGACAAATATATGAAGTTGGGTGAAATACCTTCTTATGCGTATGACAATTTCGTTGAGATGTACAACGCATACCACGCATTAGGTGGTAACGGCATGGTTACGAAGATGTATAACGAGATACAGGCATTACATTTAGGCAAAGCAGGAGGTAAGGATTGATGGATATTACACAGGTATCAACAGTAGTTGCAATCGTTGTTATCACTTACTTAATCGGGTTAGCTGTTAAGGCAATCCCACAGATTAAGGACAACTACATTCCCATAATCGTAGGTATTGCAGGCGGTATCTTAGGTATTATCGGTATGTATGTGATTCCTGATTTCCCGGCAAATGACATTCTCAATGCTATTGCGGTCGGCATAGTGTCGGGGCTGTCAAGCACAGGCGTAAATCAGATTTACAAGCAGCAGGTAAAGAAAGATGCTTGACATCAATAAGCAGAACATGAAGTATTCTCGGCAAGGACAGCGTACAGTTGTTTATGAGACTGACAGTGAGGGCAACATAATCTATGAGGGCTACACTGACAGCGAAGGTAACTTTATTCCGTATCTTGATGACGATGGTAATAAGATACCGCGCATCAAGGAGGAATACATAGGCTATTCACTGCCGGTTGCTTTCAAAGCAAATATCGCCTTTAGCGGCGGTGAAGCACAGGCAGAAGAGTATGGCTTTAATGTGGCGGACTTTGATGCAGTCATGCTGACGGAACGCAACGAGCTACCATTGAGCAAAGGTGATGTTATATGGCTTGATAGTGAAATTGGTTACAAGGACGAGGATAAGGTTCATGTTGACGAGATTACAGCAGATTTCATCGTTGTCGGAGTAAAACCGTCCTTGACTTCCACGAAATACATGCTGAAAGCTCAGGTGAAGTAATGGCAAAGCATAAGATTACAGTTAATGTATTTTCGCAGAAGTCCATTGAGAACGCAATAAAAGGCTTACAGAGCTATCAAGATTATCTGACGTATAAATGTCAACTACTTGCGGAAAAACTGGCAGAAAGAGGCGTTGAGATTGCGAGAGTACAGGTTGCGGAGCTTGACGCAATATTCACAACTGAATTGCTTTCAAGTATTCATTCTGAATATAAAGGAAGCGTAAAAGGTGGCGGCGTATGGGCGGTTGTAGCAGACAGCTCACACGCTGTTTTTGTTGAATTTGGAACTGGCGTTATCGGCAAGGCACAGCCATATAAAGGCACATTGCCTGAGGGCGTTACTTGGGAGTATGCAAGCGGTAAGACAATCAGACAGCTTGCAGATGGGCGTTATGGTTGGTTTTACAAGGGTACGGATGGCAACTGGTACTTCACAGAGGGTATGCCGTCAAGACCATTCATGTACAACACAGCGAATGAGCTTAGGTCAATCGTTGTCAGTGCAGCAAAGGAGGTATTCAAAGACTAATGGCGAGCGAAAATTCATGGGCGTATGACATTGAAAGCACAATATATTCCATTGTCAAGGCTAAGACATACTCGGCAATTAAGAAGAAATACCCCAACTTGCTGTTTACGAATAAAGGACAAAGTGACAGTTCACCGACATTTCCAACGGTCTACATCCACATGTTGGCACCAACGGAGCAAGGGCGAACGATTGACGGACAATCCATTAACGGCTTACTTGTTACATTTCAAGTTGACGTTAGCACGAATACGAGCAGTTCGGACGTGCGTTGGGTAACAAGCGAGATTGCCGAGGTATTCAAGGCTATGCGGTTCGAGGCTAAACCAATGCCTGAAACCTCATACGCAGACAAGATTTACAGAAGCACCGCACGCTTCAGGCGTGTTATCGGTGCAAACGACAGATTGTTATAACTAAGAGCTTTTTAAGGCTCTTTTTTTATTTTTATAGGAGGATAAAAAAATGGCAGTAGCAGGTATATCTACATTAGGTGTTACGTTTGGTTACGGCACTGAAACAACAGCCGGAACTAAGCCGACAACATTCACACAGCTTACCAGAATTAATTCCATTGCTGGAATTAGTATTGACCAGGAGAACATTGACGCATCTGCTCTTGAAGATGCAATTACAAGAAACATAAAAGGCAGAGCTGATACGGGCGGAACGTGGACTATAACAGTCAACTTTACCGATGCGACAGAGACAGAATGGGAAACACTCATGTCTGCATATAAGGCATTAACAGGCGGCAAGCGTATGTGGTTTGAGACTGTAATTCCAGGTATTACCAAGGGATTTTTCGTTGTTGCTCAACCGCCAGAAAATGTTCCACATCCTACAATCGACCAGAACGGTCTTTTAACAGTCGAGTTCAACCTCATAATCGAGGAATACAAAGGACTTGACACAAAAGTGGAGCTTACACCGGGGGAATAGTAAGTCATTCAGCTAATATGGCTGTACTGAATGACGATACAGCCGATGATTACTTGTCAATATACAGCAAGTAAGCGATTATTTGACAGAGAAGGGCGGTCTACGGACTGCCCCTTTTCCTATGTGAATCATAGGAGGAAAAGGAGAGCATAATGATAACATTTGATATTGATAACAAGGAATATAAGTTAGAGTTTGGCTTTGATGCCGCTGAGAATAAGGACATCGTACAGAAGATGTTCGATTATATGACCGGAGCATACATTTATAAGGAAAACGGCAACACAATCACCGCAATGTCTAATGGTGCCGGTAAAATGGTTGCTGATTATAGCGAGGTATGTCACATGGCGTTTTATGCCGGCTGTTTACAGCACAATCAGGTCACTAAGGCAGAAGCTAAGGCTCTGACACGAGCATATATTACACAGAAGAGAAAGACCGACAGCAAGTACGGTTATTATCAGTTATTTGATGACATTAAGAAGTGCATGGAGGACGATGGTTTTTTCGTTTTGAGCGGTCTTCAGGAGACAATCGAGCAGATGAACAAGTCGGCGGCGGAGCAACTGGAGATGATGCAGAAAGCAAAGGGGAAAAAGTAAATTTCCACAAACTGATATGGGAAGAATACTTCCCGCTTGCGTTTTCTATTGGCATAAGCCTTGAAGAGTTCAAGAAACTCACACCTAAAACTTTAGGCTATTGCCTAGAGGGTGAGAAACTTAGACGTAAGGAACGAGACAGGGAAGTATGGCTATGGACAAGACAATACGGCTTGCCGGCTATCATCATCGGTACAAGAGGCGGTGCATGGGGCAAGGATAAGGTTGAATATCCTGAACAGGCTATATATGTTGCACAAGACCCAGTGGAGCAAGAACGGCTTGCAGAACGAAAAAGACAGGAGTTACTTGCACAGCTTATGGGTATGCAAGAGAGCTTTGAACGCAATAAGAGAGAAAGAGGCGGTACGGAGTAATCTGTGCCGCTTTTATTTTTATGACGAGGAGGTGAGAGGATGGCAGAAGTTGACAGCTTGGAGATAAAACTTCAAGCAACCGCCCAAAAAGCAAACACAGCAATAGATAGCCTCATAATCAAGCTTGGCAACCTTGCAACATCACTTGGACGCGTCAATGGCTCTGAGCTTAATACATTGTCAATGAACGTCACCAACCTAAGCACTTCAATGAGAGCTATTAATGACGTGGGTACAGCAAGCTTTACAAGGCTTGCAAAAAACATCGGACAGATAGCAAGCGTCGACAGTTCAGCACTTAATACGGTTGCAAGCTCACTTAATTCCACGGCGAGTGCATTTAATCAGTTTACGGCGGTGTCTGAAAATGCGGCGCAGATTGGTGAAGTCGCTAAGAACATAGCAAAGCTTGGCAACAAGAGTGTACAGACCTCAATTACCAATATGCCGCAGTTGGCAACATCGCTTACAAATCTACTCACAACGCTTGCAAGTGCACCGGCAGTAAGCAATAACGTCATTCAGATGACTAACGCATTGGCAAATTTAGCCAGTCAAGGTTCAAGGGTAGGTTCTGCTTCACGGACAATCCAAAGAAGCCTGAATGGGGTTCACAGAAGCGCACAGACGGCAACCAAGAGCACATGGTCACTGGCTAAGGCGTTCGGTAAGTTTTATGCGTCATACTTTATGGTTGTGCGTGGCGCTAAGGGCTTGTGGAAATCCATCGAAAGTACCACAGACTACATCGAGGCGTTTAATTACTATGCGGTTGCGTTCGGCAAGATTGGTTCCGAATGGGGCAAGGATTTTGAGCGGTTTGGCTATGACAATGCTACCGATTATGCGAACAGCTTTTCGGATAGAGTAAGCGCATTGCTTGGTAAACTTTCAGGACTGCAGGTTGATGTTGAGGGTGGCTTGCTTACGGCAGACAGTGCAAAGAACTTAGGCTTGAATATCCAAGAGGTTACGGAGTTTGCGTCACAGCTTGCTTCGGTGACTAATTCGCTTGGACAGACAGGAGAGACAACCACGGCAGTAGCAAAGTCAATGACAATGCTTGCAGGCGATATAAGCTCTCTTTTCAACATAGACTATACATCCGTAGCCACCAACATACAAAGTGGCTTAATCGGTCAATCAAGGGCATTGTACAAGTATGGTATTGATATTACCAATGCCACGTTGCAGACATACGCCTACAACTTAGGTGTTGAAAAATCCATAAGCGAAATGACGCAGATGGAAAAGCAGCAGTTAAGAGTACTTGCTATACTTGACCAGTCTAAGGTGTCATGGGGTGATTTATCGAATACGCTATCATCGCCCTCAAATCAAATACGTCAATTTAACACCAATGTCAAAGAGACAGGCATGGTATTAGGACAGATTTTTATACCAGTCCTTCAAAAAGTAATGCCTGTTGTTAATGGTGTGACAATCGCCGTTAAGCGTATGCTTGTGAGTTTTGCAACACTTATGGGTGTCAAGATTAATTTTGACGCTTTCGGGCAGAATGGCTATAAGGACACCACGGACGGCTTAGAGGATATGGCAGACGGCTATGATAGCGTGGCAGATGCGGCTAAAAACGCACAAAAGGGTGTTCGTGGATTTGATGAGCTTGAAAACAGAACCACAGGAACAAGTAAAAGCGGTACTTCCACCGGTACAGGCGATACGATTGACCTCACGGACGAGATTGTTAAGGCTACAGAAGAATATGAAAAAGTATGGAATGATGCTTTTGATAAGATGGAGAATAAAGCTGAGGCGTGGGCGGATAAAATACAAGCATTTTTCAAGAGAATGTTCAATCCGCTAAAATCATGGGCTGATAAGGTTGACTGGAAGAAAATAAAAAATGGATTTGGCAGTGTTTGGGATTTTGCCAAAAACTTTACATCGGGTGTTGGAAGCGGATTTATTACATTTCTTGGAGGCTTAGCCGATATTGGCGCTCCAGCGGTTAATATTTTCGCCGATGCAATAAGCTATTTGTTTGAGGCATTAGGAACAATACCACCAACAACATTAGAAGCAATCGGAGGAGGACTTGGAGGAATTTTCCTTGTATTAACTACTTACAAGCTTACAACAGCAATAGGAGCAGGAATAAAAGCGGTTTTAGGTTCGACTACATCAGGGCTTGGAGGACTTATTAAACTTGCACTTGCACATCCTTTTGTAACGCTTGCGGCTGGTTTAGGAGCGATATTTGGCGCAATATATGTCACTGAAAAAAATAAAGAAGCAAGAGAAGAAATATCCATCCTAGGCGATACTTTAAAAAACCTTAAAGACAATTACAATGACGCAATACAAGCTCTCGATTCAAAAGAGCTTGAAATAAAAACATCTTTTGAGAATGCGGATGAGGATATTGCAAGCATTGATTTATTGTGGAGGAAGTATGAACTGCTTGCAGAAAATGAAGAGCTTACAGCGGAACAACAGCAGATTTTAAAACAGTATGCTGAGGAGCTTGTTGGATATATTCCGGAGCTTAACGATATGCTTGACCAAGAAACCGGGCGATTCACGGCACAAAAAGACGAAATCGAAAAGGTAATTAACAAGCAAAAAGAATTATATAGAGTTCAGGCAGCAGAGGAAGCGGCTAAAGAATATATCAAATTACAAATTGAAGCCGAGGTTGACAAAGCCAAGCTCCAAGAGGAGCTAGAGGGTTACAAGAAAACGATTGATGAAGAAATTAAACCGTGGCTTGAAGCTTTGCAATCAGGTGTTCCACTTGAAGGGGCAATATATGACCCTAGAACAGAAGAATATCAAGCAATGTATGATAAAATGGGTATTATCAACAAGCGTGTTATTGAGCTTAATGACGAAATCGCAACATACGATGAAAAAATACAAGGCTACGAAGGCGAAATCAATCGTTATATGTCTGTTGCAGGTGAACATTCAACCACAATAGCGAACACAGCTAAAAGTTCCCTTAATTCAATCCAAAATGATACTCAAAAAACATTAGGAAAATTCAAGGAAACTGCTTATGGTTTAGGTGGAGAAACAGCAAGAGGATATGGAAACGCTATCGGTGGCGGAACTTCAATGTACGTTAAGCCAAAGCTTAGTGCTATATCGGTTGCAGTTAGAGACACATTGAATTTATCCGAGTATGCAAAGGGTAAAGGCGAAAATATAACTGAAAATTATGGAATAGGTCTTGGAGCAGGAAACACAAGATTTATTACTCCTAAGTTGTCAAGCATAACGGATTCTATTAAAAATGCTTTTGATGTATCTTCCGAAGCTGAAACCGCAGGTGAAAACACTGCTAAAGGATTTGAGACTGGCTTATCAAATATCGGCTCTAAAATTGCTTCAACAGCAAGTGATTTAGCGAATAATGTTGTCGGTATATTTAAGTCGGTACTTGACATCCATTCACCATCAAGGGTGATGTTTGAGCTTGGTGCCTACACCACAGAGGGCTTCAAAGATGGTATGGAGAGCCTTTATGAAGCAACGCAGTTGTCAGCAAAGGATTTTGGCTTTGGTGTTGTCGAAGCTGTACACCCACAGCAGCTGTATAGCGACTATATGAGCAGTACGCCGACTGTTAGCCCTATGGCAAGCACTACAACGCAGAATTACTACAATTCCAACACAAGCGTTGACAATGCAGAGACTAACGCACTGTTGAGAGAGCAGAACCAGTTGTTACAGCGTATTCTTGCAAAGGAATACGGCATAACCAAAGACGATATAGGAAAAGCGTCAAGAGATTATGCAAGAGACTATTTTAGGCGCACAGGGCGTGACGCTTACACATTTTAAAATTGCGTAACTCATTGAAAATTATGCAATTATAATGTATAATGAAGTCACAATTTAATTTGTAACATTATAGCGAAAGCATTAAAGAATACCAGTCGGCGGACTGGCGGCAGAGTTGGTGTTACGAACAGTAAGAGGATGCAGGCAGAGTGAGCTTGAAGTAATTCCCTCAGCAGATACATTGTAGAAGTGTACCTGTTGAGGGTTTTTTATTACAAATCATCAATGGAAAGGAATGATATTATGTTAGTAGAAACAAGGAAAATCACAAAGAGTAAGGAAACAATAGTTGTTAGCAGTCTTGATGTGGCAGAGACATTTGAGAAAGAGCATAGGCGAGTATTACAAGATATACGAGAGCTTGCTTGCAGTGAAGAGTTTAGACAGCACAATTTCGTGCAGTCGGAATATCTGAATCAGCAGAACCATAAGCAACCTATGTATTATATCACAAGAGATGGATTTGTCTTGCTTGCCATGGGCTATACTGGCGAAAAAGCCATGAAGTTCAAAGAGGCATACATCAACCAGTTTAACGCTATGCAAGAGCTTCTTACGGGAAAGCTGATTGAAAGAGAAAAGGGTATAGCCGTAAGGCAGTCACTCACTAAGGCTATCCAGCAGTCAAATGAGAATGAGCGTATGCACGGACACGCTTATTCCACATATACCGACATTATTTATAAGGTGATATTCGGCAAAACAGCAAAGCAGTTAAGGGAAGAATACGGCATTGACAAAAAGGCTAATTTAAGAGACTGTTTTACGGCTGAGGAGCTTGCGAAAGTCCAGTCCATAGAAATGATTGTCAGCGGTCTTGTAAATTGCGGCTGGGGATATGATGATATAAAGAACTTCATCACCAATCCGACCAAAAAATTACTTGTAGCATAAATTGACATACCTCCCATAAAGTAGTAGTATTAAGTCACTACACAAATATGGGAGGTATTGTTATATGGAAGAAAAAACTACTAAAACCGACAATCAAAGCAAAGACAGTGAGGATATTAAAATAAATGTAATATCCATACTGCTTGGTTTAGCTTTTTTGTTAGGTGTATTTTTGGCTTTAACTGGCAGATTTATGATTTTATTGTGGATAATAGGCATTTTTTTAAGCCTGTTTTGCTTATTTTTGGGTATAAGACTTTGCTTTGATGTCCACGCAATCAGAAAGCACTTTGAAAGCAAGGAGGGCAGATAATTATGAAAGCACTTAAAGTTGGAGTGGTTGTTTTATCTGTCACTTTAATGGTTTGCGGTTGCAATAGTCCTCAGGATAATGCAGAGACAACTATACCGGCAGAAACAACTACAGAACTACTAACGGAAAAAGCTTCTGAAAATGTTCCTAAAACAGTAAATGAGACAACTACGGAAAGTAAAAACATTGAAACCGAAAGTAAGGCAGGAGAATACATAGACGGATTTGAAGTAGCTGATTATGATAAATTTAATTCTTATGCGTCAGAAAATGGGCTTGACGGAACTTATGTGTATATTGAAGGTAAAGTTTTAAATCAAACAAAGTTAGCCGACACGGAATTCCCGATTATTTCATTAACTGTCGAGCAGGAAGATGGCAACAGATGGAGCGTAGCGTTTGTATCTGAAGAAAAATTGGATATTTCAGAAAAAAATGTAAGAGCATTTGGCATGTATGCCGGGTATTCTGATGTAGTAAATCTGCCTGTCATAAATATATTAACTGAAGATTTAGATAAAATAGATAAAGTAAGGATTGAAGCACTAGAAAATGAAAAATGGATAAATATTTATACTTATGCCGACTACCTGAAAACTCAACCTATTGTCGGTAAACTTTATGACGGCGAATTGACGACAAGGACAATACAAGATATTTGTTTTGATATCCCAATAGTGTTTCAAGATGAAGTAAGTCAAGAAGGAGATTGGACATATTTTTATTATGAGGATATAATGCTTGCAATTAATAGCAGAGTTGATGTTGATGGTATAAGTGATAGTTTTATTGAAAATAGTGATGAGTTTGTAGACGGAATGTTAAAAGCTGCTACGGATTCTATGCTTATAGAAAAAAATAATATACAGATAAACACAGGTGATGCTATAAAAGTTAAGATGGAATATACAATAGATGGTGAAAGGTATCTTTGCGATTCTCTTAATTTTATGTATAATGGCTATTATTACAGTTTTGGACTTTTAAGAAGTGTTTATACGCCGTATGACTATTCAGAAGATTTCACAGATCTTACTAAATCGATAAGGGCTAATAGTGTTTTGGCAGATAAAGAAGAACAAACAAAGCAATCAACTAATGAAAACATAGTTTATGAGGATGAATACATAAGAGTGGAATATAACGGTGTTGAAAAAACGAGATATAGCGATGGCAGCTATGATATAATCGTCACAGTAGAGAACTTGACAGACCAAAGTATGACAGTGCAAGCAAGAGAAATGTCTATAAACGGTTACATGGTTGACCCAATTTATTCTTGTGACATTGCGGCTGGAAAGAAATCTAAGGAGGGAATGAGGATAAGTTCCGACAACGCAAAGGATTGTCCAATATCTGATATTGAAAATATTGAGACAAGATTTATTTGTTATGGTTTTGGATTTAATTCACTAGAAAAGACAGAACCTATTGTGTTATATCAGAAATAAGCAAAAAGGAGCTGAAAAGCTCCTTTTTGTTTGCAAAAAAAATTTAAAAAAGGACTTGACAAAATGTAGCAACAAATGTATTATAAAAGCACAACAAAATGTTGCTACAATTTAAAAGGGAGAGTGATTAAGTTGTCGCCTAAAATGGGACAAAAAATTAAAGACAATCCAAAAGACTATATGTTAAGAACAAGGCTGGATGAGGAGACTTTAAAAAAGTTAGACTATTCTGCCGAGAAATTTGATATTAGTCGCTCCGAGGTTGTCAGACGTGGTATTGAAAACGAATACCAGAAAGCAAAAAAGAAGTAATCGCAAGATTTGACGGTCACACGATTACTTCCCAATCACCAATCCGCAGAGGAATTGATAAGCATATTCTATCATTCCTTTGCGGAGAAATCAAGAGGTTTTACACAGAAAGGAATGGTATGATATGGCAAGAATTAACTGGAGAGAAGAATTTGACAAGGTAGACGAAGAAAACATGAGACTGCTTTGCGAGTGCAGGAAAGAGCAGTTGAGAAAAATCATTATGCAGGTTGTCTTGGATTGCGATAACGAGAAGTACTTAGACAATATCGCAATTTTCGCCGCCACTACGAATGGCAAGAGCGTAGAGTGTGTCATGGGCGGCTATGAACTTACCTCAAAAGGAAAGGCAGGTGTTGCATAATGGAAGATAATAGAGCATTACTCCACAAGATGATTGACAGCATAACAAGTTGCGGAACACTTGAATACCTTGCAACTTTTGTAAGATTATTCTTAGAGAAGTGGGGTGACTGATATGGCAGAGCTTGTAAAGATTGAGGGAACAGAGCTGGCAATCCGTGAGTACAACGGACAGAGAGTTGTGACATTAAAAGACATTGATAGAGTGCATGAAAAGAAAACAGATACTGCAAAGAAGTCTTTTCAAAAGCATAAAAAGCATTTTATATTAGGCGAAGATTACTTTGAGATAACAAGAAGAGAGTTAGGGGAACGATATTCCCCTAAAGAAAAAATAATGGGGAATCCAAGCCTTACAACATATTTGCTCACTGAAAGTGGCTACCTGATGATAGTTAAGACATTCACTGATGACTTATCATGGCAGGTACAGCGACAGCTTGTCAATGCATACTTCAAAGCTAAGGCACAGCCACAGACAGCGGTTGCACCGGTGCAGGTTGAGGACACCAAGTACAACACAAGCAATACGCTGGTACCTAAGGTCAAGAGTTGGTATATCCGCAACAGAAGCAACCTTGAATGGGTTGCATATAAGACGAATTGTAAGCTTTCATACGTTTGCCATAGGCTCTTGAAGCGCATAGGCGAAGAATACGACCTAGATGCGGCAAAGAAGATATACGAAGCGGAGACTGGACACGCACCGCAGTACCCACTTGATATTGTGGACTATTTTCCTCAATTATCAGCAATGGCTACATGGTGGTTGAATGACCTGATTAAAGTAATTGAGGAAGAAAATAAATGAAAAGATGGCACCCCGGAAATGGGGTGCTGTTTTTTGTAAGCAATTTTTAATGGGACAATTTGTCCCTTTTAAGCATTGCAAAGGTATGTACGTTAAACGTACTTTTAAAATGTATTGTTTGATGAAAGGAGCATAAGCGATGGAAAATTCAAGAATTGAAATCAAAACAGACGGAGCTTTTTCGCAGATATTGATTGACGGCAAGAAACTCAATGGTGTAAGGAACTATAAGTTAGAACATGCGGCAGGCGAAGCGCCAACATTAACACTAGACCTCAACGCATTTGATTTAACCGTTGATGGGCAAATGCTATTGATGCAGAAGGGTGTCGGTGAGATTGATGTGAGTATAAAGGGGTAGCTGATAACTACCCCACAGTTTTAGCCCGAAATGCTTTCAGGAGCATTTGAAGCAATAGGACATTGAGGTAAGTCACAATCATTGCCACAGCTAGTATAATCGCAACTTGCGATACCTTTGGCATACTCAAAGCGTTCAGTTGTTGAAGCATTGATGTAATTAACTCTAATCGAATAGTCCTTGTTTTGGGTCGGGCAAAAACCATATACTCTTTTGTACATAATACACCTCCTCTCAACGGAGATTGTAACACGAAAAATAATTAAAATCCACTTTTACGATTTACTATACTAAAATCTGTATACATTCTGTAAACAAAGCGTAACCTAGATTAGATAAGAATAGTATAGATAAGA